ACCCAGCATCTTAGAAAAGAGAACTTGCGTAAAATCAAGTCTTTTTCGCTCTTCTTCGATGTTATGTGCAAAGTTATCCAACATTTCTCTTTTCGTTAACATTATGTCACATCCTGTCGAAAAGGCTAATATCTTGGCTATTTTTCATCTTTTTTGTAAGAAAAATACGATATTTTAGCCAACATCTTGACTATAGTTTCGAGTTATAATTTATTTAAGTACTACAATGTATCATTATAAAACAAAAATGGCACTTGTCAAGCCATTGATAGGAGGTAATCAAATGGGAAAGGACGAAATGAACAGCAAGAGCAACAAAACATGGACTGATACTTACGAAAACGAAATCAAGCGGATGATAAAAGGAATCCGTGACCCTCGCTTAATGCGGTACATCTATCTTATTGTAAAAGATGCTATCAGTGAAAACATTGACAGATAACAAACATATGTTCTATAATGCAAGTAATCGCTACTGGAATGACGTGTCGGGATATTGGAGGGATTTATGTGGACGAAATTAAATGGTATCAAGAAGAAATAACGAAACTTGTAAACGGTCAAACGAATCTTACGTGGTTAAAGCTGGTATATATATACGTAAGTCGATTAAAAAAATAAGTAAAAGAAAAGTCAAGGGTTTGCGCATTACCCTTGACTTTTCTTTTACTTGTCTTCTGAAATCATATCAATCAGTTTTTCTAGATTATCCCACCCGTCAGAATCTAATTTTGATAGAGCAGCTACTAATCTATATTTGAAATTAGATTCATCCATACTTTGAATATCTGCCAACATCGCTGTGATTTGTTCGTCTTTTGTTTGAGTGGTAAACATTGGTTTCTTTCCGCTTCTGAACCATTCTTCTCTAACTGTTTTCCCATTCCAATTTTCCAAACAAATTATTCTGAAAATTTTGTCTGTAACATCACGGTCTCCTTTTTCTATCTGAGATAAATACGCTTGCGCAACGCCGATCCGTTCTCCAAAAGTTTTCTGATTCATTTCAAGAGCTAATCTCAATTCTTTTACTCTTTGGTTTATTGACTCCATGTCGCACCTCCTTTCTGTATATAAATGATAACATAAAAATATCGCAAATGCAATATTTTTCTATTGACAAATAATTGCAAATGATATATTATGATATTGCAAACGAAATACAGGGGGGGTGATAGCAAAAATGAAAAATAAAATTATTGAATTATCAGTAATGGCGGTATTCATTATCGTTATTTCAAGGAAATTTGACGATATAGATAAAAAGCTTATGCAGATTAAAGAAAGTTACAACATTACTGGGAAAAAGCTTACTTATTAAGTTCAATAATTTCTTTTACTAAATACTCAACAAGAATCGGGATTGATTCGTTTATTGCTCTTGACATTGCAATATCAGCACCGTATTTATCCAGATATTTTTCGTAGCAATCAGAATAAGATTTTTTGTAAAGCTTGATTGCCGAATCTGATATCATTTGTGCAAGTTTTTTAGAATCGATTTCCATTATAAGAGCACCTCCTTTGTATTGATACAAGGAGTATAGCACAGAAAGGAAGTGAGTGCATGAGTGAGAAAGAAAAAAAGATAGTTGAGAAGATTAAAAAGGCAATGCCGAACTTATCAGAATTTGACAAAGGTTATTTTCTCGGCAAAGTAGAAAGTCTGGCAGATGAAGCAGAAAAGAAGCCGGACACTCCGGCGAAGAAAACATAAGGGATGCCGGAGTACATAACAATTAAATACAGGGAGGTGACAACATGGAACAGGACAAACTTTTAAAAGTAGATAACACCATTGAAAAACTGTGTGACTTTTTGCAGAGAGAAACAGAATGTGTTGCATCTATTTATGAAAGTCAGGAATTGGTCGAAATGACAAAAGCTCTGGCTGAGCTGATGTCTGCCAGAGCAAAGTTTAATTAGTTTTCCTTTTCACTTTTCTGAATTACTCGGCATGGCAGTGCCTGTATAAACAGTATAGGAGAATCCAGAAGAAAAGACAACATGCAATGGAAGAGCCAAGAGATGATAGGCTATGGAGCTGAAATGTTAAGCACTGAATGTAACTGAGATGGAAATGAATGGCAGAGACTAGAAAAGAAATGATATGGCTTTGTGACGCTTAGCACGGATAAGAAAAGTATCAGATCAGCATGAACAGACACGAAAAGATAAGGAATTGAAGAGAGAAGCTCTGAAACGGAATAGCATGGAATAGCCTTGAAAAGGAAAGGAGATGCTTTGAATCGGAAAAGCTGAGCACAGTTTTGACAAGGAAACGAAGAGCGTAGAGTGGTAAAGCAACCAGAACAAATTGAAAAGGAGAAAACAGTATCATGAAAGAACTGAAAGTAAGAATTACGTTCACTGAGGAAGTATTAGGTTCTCAGTGTGCGGATAAGGAGATTCACCGGACGTATATCGCATCAAAGGCACCGGACGCACCGTCCCGTGAGGACGAAGTAGCAACACTAGGTGTAGATGCAGTAGAAGAGAAATCAATGACGATTTTTCACAAAAGCGAAGATGGAAAACCGTTCGTATATGACTACCAGGTAAAAGGAATGTTCAAAGATTCATGCGGAATGCTTCGCAAAGTCAAGGGTAGCGAATCATCAAAAATCAAAGCGTACAAAAAAGAGATTGACGGTCTTATTTTTGTGAAAGAGCGCAAAATTCCACTGATTTTTGACGGGGATATGGGAACGTGTCAGAGACCGCTCCGGGCAAACACGCCACAGGGAGAAAGAATATCCCTTGCATGTTCAGAGACCGTTCCGGTTGGCACAACAATGGAATTTACCGTTCAGTGCATGTTAGATAGCCATGTAAAACTCATAAAAGAATGGCTTGACTACGGAGAATTGAGAGGTTTTTCACAGTGGCGAAACTCAGGTAAAGGGCGCTATGTTTGGGACGAACTGGACAAAAACAGGAACATCATTGGCGGTAATAACGTACATAAAAAGGTGAAAAAAACAGGTACGAAAGGCAGTAAAAAAGCCTAAAAATATTTATTTTTCAATGTATTCAAATTATTGGAAAGGTAAATGCGAAAATGGTAGTTGATTTTTGGTCAAATCGCAAGCCACTTAGCAAGCCACAACCCTTGAAAAATAAGTGCAAAACGGTAACTGGTCGCAAGCCAAACGACACTCAGATAACAATCAATTGACAAGCCAAAATTAAAGAAATTTTCAAAAAATCGAAAATTTTGACAAGCCAGTTGACAAGCAAATGACAAGCTAAAACCCTTGAAAAATAAGGCAAAACTGCTTGTCAAGCGAAAACGGTTGGCAAGCCACATAACAATCAATTAACAAACAATTCGCAAGCCAGTTAACAACAATAGAAGAATATAAAGAAGAATAAGAATAAAAAGAATATAGATATATGTCAGACACAATCGGTCTGACGATAAAAGGGACATAAAAAGTGCCCCGCTGGTACTGGCATACCAGACAGGGCGGTGTACCGCTAAAGGACACTTAGCGAATACAGGTTAATTATAACACATTCTCCTGTAATTCGCAAATCTGAAGAACAGGAGGAAGCACACATGACAATGGCAACAGAGATTATCCGTAAGCTGAAAAGAAAAATAATCTTTTGGCGTTGCTTATGGTTTGTCACATTCATCGCAATGCTGATACTTATGATCGGGTAGGAGGTAGAGAGCATGGAAGACAAGCTTAACTACTACAGGATAGCACTTGTGGTAACGCTATACGCATTGGCGGTTATGATAGCCGGATATGTATAAAAAAAGAGTGCCGATGGATAAAAACCAGTCAAGCACTCAGAAAAACATTCAAAAAAATTATAACACATGAAAGGGGATTTGAACATGGGAGAAGAGAAAAAAGATAGCTTACATAGCGTAACCGATGCAGTGGCATATATCGTGAGCGACTACGAAAATACAGTATACGGATATGCCTACCTGAAAGCGCAACTGGACACACTGAAAAGATATGTCTGCAAAAACAGCTATGTTGAGCGAGGCATGATTTTAAAACTGATGGGGTGGGGTGAAGATGGAGAGCATTAAAGGCTATGACCATTGGAAGACCATACCGCCGGAGCCGGAACCAGTAACTTACTGTAGCTCATGCGGTGTGCCAATGTATGAGGGTGAATATCTATACACGGTAGACGATGAGAAACTATGCGAAGATTGCTTGAATGACATGTATAGGAGGATGTTATAAATGGCACTTAAAAGCTACGAGGAATTAGTGAAAGTCGATGTAAGCCAGTATTGCGAAAAGCGAGATGGATTCACGTATTTGAACTGGGCGAAATGTATTGAACTGCTGAGACAGAATGGTGCTACCGAGGTGTATTGGGAGCCAATTCCTGATCCGCAAACCGGAAGCAGCCTTAGAAAAACAGACATCGAGTTTAAGGACAAGAACAATAATACAAATCGTTGTTATGAAACACGAATAAAAGTTGTGATTGACGATAAAGAGTATGAGATGCAGACGCCAGTAATGAACGGCGCAAATCCAGTAAAGGACAACTCCATGAGCCAACAGAGAGTATGGAACAGTATGTGCAGGGCATTTGTGAAGTGTGTGGCTATTCATACCGGGCTTGGATTTAACTTATGGCTGAAAGAAGAATACAACAAACTGGAAGCACAGATTCCTGGAACTGGAGAGAACCTTGCATCAGAAGCAAAAAAGAAAACGCTTAAAACGCAGTGTACGGCACACGGCATTGATTTAGAAGCTTGGGTATGCGGAAACGGAAAGACGGTGGACACACTTACAGAAACAGAATGTGCAATGATGCTGAATGCGATTAAGAAAAAGTATGGTGATGATTAATGGACTATACAGGGACTTTTGATAGCTTAGCGGTGGATTTTGCCACAAATAAGCAAAAAGCCAGTCTGACGCTAAATGAAGACGCAAGACAGGCATTTGAGAACCTTAGAGGTAAGCAGATTGCAATAACGATTAAGGCATACAAGAAAAAAAGAAGTCTCGATGCAAACTCTTACTTTCATGTACTGGTTGGAAAGATTGCAGATGTGACCGGGAACAGCAAGGTGTACATAAAGAATAAGCTAATAGCGGAATACGGACAGTACGAAACCATTAACGGTGCATTAGTTCCGCTCCCGTTGGACGATGATATAGACGCATACAATGTGGAATTTGTTCATCTGCAACCCACATCGAGGACAACCACCAATCAGAAAGGAAAAGCATTCCGGGTGAATCTGGTAATGCGAGGTTCACATACTTACGATACCGATGAAATGTCGAAATTGATTGACGGGACTGTGTACGAAGCGAAAGAACTTGGAATAGAGACTATGACACCGAACCAAATCAGCGAAATGAAAGAAAGATGGGGTGTGAAGATTGGCGAAAAGACTTAAAAGTGTATTCACTGACGATATGGAGCACTGCTACTTTACGGGAAGTCCGAACTGCCACAGACACCACATTTTTTACGGATCGTACAGAAAAAAATCGGAAGAATACGGATTCGTGATACCGTTAGCACCACATTTACACGAATTTACACCCGATAGCGTACACGGGAACCCAAACAGTGGGTTGGACTTAGAACTTAAGCAGATGGCACAGAGATATTTTGAAGAACACTACGGAACAAGAGAAGAGTTCATACAGGTGTTCGGAAAGAACAGGTTGTAACCAAATAAATATAGATTCATGTGGCAAAAATGGAACTATTAACAGGTTCTAACGCATATCATCTCACCCATTCGATATGCACAGCACAAGATATTGTATCACGGCCGGAGAAGCCACACTCCGGCAGAAAGGAGAAAAGCGTTGGGAAAGAATAGAGAGACAGCAGAAAGCTATTTTATCCGAATACCGGATGGACATAGAAACGCAATACAACGTCCGTGCAACATGAATGTTGATAGAATCTTTCGAAGAATGATAGAGCATGCGAATAACAATGGTGACTGTATTGTGAATATTGGAGATGGTGTATTCAGACCGATTCCAGGTGATCCGGTAGATGAAAAAGCATTCCATGAATACATTGGGAAAGAATTACATAGAGCCAGAGCAATCCAGTATAAACGGCTCTGCATGAAGCAGACGTTTGAGAGTTGGAAAAAGATAGGTAGGGATTACAATGCATTACATTTTGATGGTGAAAGGCAAACTGAACAACATGAATGATTATATCCGTGCACTGAATACCAACAGGTACAAGGGTGCGGATATGAAGAAAGATAATGAATCCCGTGTCATACAAGCTATATATGAGCAATTTGGAAGATTGCGAATAAAAAGAAAGGTACGGATGCACTACCGATGGTATGAGCCGGATAAGAGACGTGACTTGGATAATGTAAGCGCATTTGGGCGAAAATGCATCCAAGACGCATTAGTAGATACCAAAGTCTTACAGGACGATGGATGGAAAAACATAGTGGGATTCACGGATGAATTCTATGTTGATAAGAAAAATCCGAGAATTGAGGTGGATATTGAAGAGGTGTGAGCGATTACATAAAACTTAGCAGAAAGATACTGGACTGGGACTGGTATACAGACGTAAATACATGCCATCTGTTCTTACACATGCTATTAAAAGCGAATTGGAAAGACGCAAGCTATCGTGGTGAAGAGATAAAAAAAGGATCATTTGTTGCATCGATAGACAAATTGGCAAAAGGAACAGGAATGAGCGAAAGCAAGGTAAAGACAGCATTAAAGCACCTGGAAAAGACGGGAGAAATCACATGCAAAAGTACCAACCGATATACCGTATACACGGTGAATAACTATGCAAGATACCAGACCGAACAGAAGAATGAAAAAAAAGATAAGCCGACCAGACAGGAAGAAAAGCCGGAAAGAGACGATGGATCCGTTGAAGCTGTCATAAAAGCTTGGAACGATTTGGAAAGCTACGGGATAAAACCTGTAAAGAAGATAGAAAAGACCTCTAAGAGATATCAGAACTTGCAAGCAAGATTAGAAAGCAACGGATTGGAAGAAGTGATACAAGCTTTGGATAACGTGAAGAAAAGCAAGTACTTACAAGGAAAAGTGAAAAACTGGAAGATAACATTCGACTGGTTTGTACTCCCGAACAACTTTACAAAAGTGTCTGAGGGACAGTATGAAGACAGCGGACAGGAGAAAAAAGGATTCAATAATTTCGATGGCCGGAACTATGACATGAATGATCTGGCGAGAAAACTTATCACATAAAAGGAGAAGAAATGGGAAAATTTAAAGAATTAATCCATCTATATAGTTGGGAAGAAAAAGTTTCCGAAAAAATAGTTGGAAAAGTATATATCTATTCTCTGAATAGGGGGCGAAATGCTAGAAAGAGAAGCTGACCTTGTGGAAGTTGTGAAAAAAATTGACGAAAATGCGCCATTGGTTACGGAATACTATTCAAGACGAAAAATTAATCCGCAAATGCAGGATAAAATATCTGGAATGAAAGAGGGAGAACTGTCAAAAAGCGGAAGATGGTTGTGGCTTTCTGAAAAAGACGGGAAAAAGGCAGCAGAAATTTTGCTAGGAAATATTGCGGAAAATACGCAGAAGAGATTAGACGAAATAAGAAGAATGGCAGAATTTTACAATGAAATTGCCGAAAAATACGATATTGACATCAGAATCGAATAAAAAACAGGAGGTAAGAGAAACATGGCGAAACCGGATGGATGCACTTATCCAAACTGTTTTATCTGTCCTTTGGCAGACTGTAGTTGGGCGAGTGCTAAAGCTGAATTACCTGGAGAAACAAAGAAAAAGCGGAGGATAGTAAGACGTAGCAAAAAGAACGATGTTCGGAGGTGACTTTGTGACAAGACAGGAACAGGCTATTGAGAATTTTAAACGGAAACCACATTATGCGGATCCGTATGAATATTGGAAAAAGAAACAGGAGAAAAGAAGAAACGAAAGTTTTGGTTTAGGAGGGATAGAAAGTGAATAAAAAAGAAGTACTGGAAATCAGAAAACAGTTCACACCGGAGAATTGCTCGATCACCCGTATAGCCGGATGCTATGTAGATGGAGAAAAAGAAAAGCGCATGGAAAGAGAAGAAGCGTTTCTTTCACTGCCGGAAGAACAGGCATTTAAGTATTTTGACATCTTCAAAAAGACGTTATCCGGGAAAATCGGAAAGAACCTGTTGAACCTGGACTACAAACTGAAAGAAAGCAGAAGTAGCGACCCAGAGGGCGAAGAACATGAACTGTTGATGAATCTGAGGGAAAGCAAACTGAGAGACCCGGCATTACTGGACGAATTCTACGAAAAGATTCTTACGTCTTATGACTGCGCTGAGAATTACTACATCGTACTTATCCATGCAGTATATGACGTACCGGGAAAGACATCGGACGGAGAAATGTTGGAAGATGCATCTGAGGAAGTATACGATTTCATTCTCTGTTGCATCTGCCCGGTGAAACTTTCAAAAGCCGGTCTTACTTACAACGGGAAAGATGAACGGATGGAAGAGAGAACCCGTGATTGGGTAGTAGATATGCCGGACAAAGGATTTCTATTCCCGGCATTTAACGACCGACAGATGGATGTACATAGCACACTCTATTACACCCGGAAGTCTGCCGAGGTACAAGAAGAAATGGTTCGAGAGGTACTTGGAATTGATTTTGTTGCATCTGCCGATGAAGAGAAAGATAAATTCGGTAAGTTGTTAGAGGATGTACTTGGAGAAGATGCAGACAGCAAGACCGTGAAAGACATCTTTGAGGGCATATCCGAAGAGATGGAACGCCATGCAGAAGACCTGGAGCCGTACAAAATGGGCGAAAACGAACTGGAAAAGATATTTAGTAGCAACGGCGTACCGGATGAAAAGATGGAAATGTTTGAGGATGCTTACCGGGAGAACATCGGGAATGTGCCTGTTATGGCAAGTAACATTTGCGACAACAAGGTGGTTAATATCCAGGTTCCAGAGGGAAAGATAACTATCGATGCAGATTTCATCAGCAATTTAGAAATCAAGGAAGTTGACGGAAGAAAATGCATGGTACTGCCAGTAGACGGTGTAGTAGTGAATGGAATTATGACGAAAGCGTAGGTGTGAAAGATGAAATATAAGGTTGGAGATAAGGTAAAAGTAAGAAGTGACTTGAAATGCGAGGAGTATTATGGCGGTATTACATTCAATTTTGAAATGAATAAATTTAAAGGAATGGAAATTACAATCGCAAGAGTTAATTATGGTGGATATTATGAAGTACTTGAAACACCATATAATTTTACAGATGAAATGCTTGAACCGGTAGAAGAAATGAGTGCGGAAGAAGCAATTAAATTATCTGGAAAATTGTGCTCAAGTTCAAATTGTAATGAATGCCCGGTTTTTAAAGCACGAAAAAAATACGGTGAAAGGTGTAACGTGTTTGAAAAAGAACACGCCGAAGAATATCTTGAAATCCTTAAGCAGTGGAAAGCAGATCATGAGAAAAAGCCGATTGAGATGGAAAATGTAATATACATTGTCGTATTGGATGAAAAAAGAAATGTAGTATACGAAGAAAAAACTAATGGAGTAGTTGTCACTACAGACATGAAAGAAGAAGTGCTTAAAAAATACTGTTCGGAACATGATGGGAAATATTATGCGATCAGCGAGCGTAGATGCGTAGTAAAGGAGTAACTATGAACACAGGAGAAAATGAGGTGAAGTGACATGAAAATCAGAGAGTTAGCCGAATATTGCAGTTCAATAGAAATTGACTGTGACAAATGTGAGCACAAAGAACTGTGTGATGGACTGCAATACAAACTGGAAGATATTTCACCACTTGGCTTAATTAATCTTGTGGACGAAAATACAGAGCTGAATTAAAAACAAACAGAAAGGAGTACGGAGCTCCGGCCGGGCAAAGATATATCGGCTCCTTTCGAAGATATGAAAGATTTAATTATAGATGCCTTTGCCGGTGGCGGTGGTGCATCCGTAGGAATAGAAATGGCACTCGGCAGACCGGTTGACATAGCAATTAACCATGATCCAGACGCCATTTTGATGCATAAGACCAACCACCCGGATACACTTCATCTGACAGAGGATATTTTCAAGGTTAACTTGAAGAAGTATGTAAAAGGACAACATGTGGCTCTTATGTGGGCGAGTCCAGACTGTACGCATTTTAGCAAAGCTAAAGGAAAGAAGCCTTTAAAGCAAGAAATAAGGATGCTGCCGATGGCTATCGTGAATCATGCAAAAGCGGTTAAGCCAGACGTTATCATCATGGAAAACGTTGAGGAAATACGGCAGTGGGGGCAGTTGAATAAGAGAGGTAGACCTATTCCGAAGAAAAAAGGAAAGCTATACCAGAAATTTATGAAAAAGATGTACGTAGCTGGATATACCAATATTGAGACGAGAGAGCTGGTAGCTGCGGACTACGGAGCACCGACCACAAGAAAGAGATGGTATGCGGTATTCCGTAGAGATGGAAAAGAAATTAGATGGCCAAAGCAGACTCACAGTGCAGACGACATCGGATTTGAGAAGTGGAAACCTTGCGGAGATTACATTGACTGGTCAGACATTGGCAGTTCGATATTTGACCGCAAGAAGCCACTTGCAGAAGCTACACAGAAGAGAATCGCAAACGGTATTAAGAAATATATTATCGATGCAGAATCTCCTTATATCGTGAGGAATGGAGAAGCACTGGCATACATCATCCAGTATCACGGAGAGACGAGAGCCGGTGATTCAAGAGGACAGCTTTTAACAGAACCAATTAAGACGATTGATACATCGAACCGATATGGACTTGTGACAGCATTTATCACGAAATACTACAAGACCGGCATAGGTCAAGGCTGTGATGAACCATTACATACAATCACAACTTCTCCGGGGCACTTCGGTTTGGTATCTGCATTTCTGATTAAGTATTACGGCGGTGGCTGTGGACAGACTTTGGATAGACCGCTTGATACGATCACGACAAAAGATCGGTTTGGACTGGTGAATGTGATTTTGGATATCAAGGGCGAGAAATACATCATATCTGATATCTTTTTGGGGATGCTGAAACCAGAAGAATTAAAGCTGATGCAAGGATTCCCAAAGGATTACATTATCGACAGGGATTACAACTGGAAGAAATATCCGATAGCAAAGCAAGTTGCAAGAATTGGGAACAGTGTAGTACCGATTATGGCGCAGAAGCTTGTAGAAGCGAACTGTCCGTATCTTAAGGTTGGCGAGAGAGTACCGAACTTGATTATAGACGATACACAAGAACAATTAAGATTTGCGTAGGTGAAGAAAATGGATGATAAGAAAATACTTGATGTAACGTGCGGATCACGAACGATCTGGTTTAGCAAAGAGCATCCGGCAGCAGTATATTGCGATATCCGAGAAGAAGAGTTGACCGGAATTTGGAAAAGTGGAGACGGACAGTCAGAGAGGACATGCATCGTGAAACCGGATATAAAGTGCGACTTCACAGATCTTCCGTTTGAAGATGAATCGTTTTCCTTGGTTGTGTTTGATCCACCACATCTGAGATATGCCGGAAAAACCGGCTGGCTAAGAAATACGGAAGACTGGACGAACACTGGCCGGAAATGTTACATGATGGATTCAAAGAATGTATGAGAGTTCTGAAAGAAGATGGAGTGTTGATCTTTAAATGGGCGGAAACGGATATTCAGGCGCAGAAAGTTTGGAAAGCCATAGGTCAGAAACCATTATTCGGACATCATAGCGGAAAGAGATCGGGGACGTTTTGGGGATGTTATATGAAAGGGCAAGAATAGAAGCGAGGTGATGAAATTGTACATTGAATTAAAAGAGATAGACAAAGACACATTAAAAGTTGGGGATGTGGTAGGCGTTATGAGAACCGTCCAAGCCGGATGGAGATGTGGCTTCCGTCACGCTCTAATTACTCCGGCAAAAATCATCAGAATTACTCCGAAGCGAACAAAGTTTGTGACAGATAAGTTCGGAGATCACGACAGGTATGAAACGTTTTACGAATGTAATTTCAACGCTGAAAAAGAAAATGAATTGGCAGAAAAATTCGTGCAGCTTAAGGAAAGTTTATGGGATATTGAAATATTCCGAAAAGGTGGATTGACCAGAATCAGTGATGAAGATTTGCCAGAAGTAGCGGAACACATGAAAGCAATTACAGAGATTTTGCAGAAGTACAAAGAAAAATAGAGTAGCAGCTAAAAATAGCAGCTAAAAATAGCAGCTAAAAATAGCAGCTAAAAATAGCAGCTACCGCACCTTGACAATTGAATATTGATGGTTGGAATGGTATAATTTCCGTATAAAATATACGGGGAGGAAAATGCCAATGAAATGTCCATTTTGTAAAAGTGAAAATACCGAAAGAATTAGTGGAAGTACAGCCTTAACAAAACGAATTCCAGAAAAAGTAAACGTTCAAGGGAATGTAACTTGTACAGAACCTGCATATATAATGTCGGTTGAAACGCAAAGGAATATATGTCTTGATTGCGGATTTGTTTTTGAAAAGCTAGACGAATCAGATTTGAAACGGTATAAAGAAGCATAATTTCATCTACCAACCATCAGTATTCGGTGGTTGGTATTTTTTTACCCATTTTTAAGGAGAAAGGAAGAAAAATATGCATTACTGTATACATTTATTAACTAAACAATTACCTACAGAAAAGGAAATTCAAAAGATTATGGAACCATATGAATGGGATTCGATAGACGATGAAGATATGGACGATGAGAAGAAAAAAATAGAATATCCGGTGTTTACGTGGGATTGGTATAAGATTGGTGGAAGATACAGTGCTTACCTCAAACTGAAAGTAGATGGAGACGATTCAAAAAACAGAGAGCATTATAACTGGGGGTATTTGGAAAACAATCCAAGAAACGAAAGACTGTTCCATTCTGCACTGTTAAGCGAATTAAAAAGAAATGCAAAAGTACCATTTGCGTATACAGAAGAATCATATTTCCCGAATATGGGATACCGTGATGGATACATTCTTGTTGACGGAGCAAGACAGAAAGACATCTTGAATCTGGACGAGCTCGGATGCTTTGGATGCGTTTTGCCAGACGGATCAGCGATTGCCAGAGAATCGTGGACTGGTAATGGATTTGTCAAAGATGATAAGTTCGAAGAGAAATATAAGAAAGCGGTAGCCGATAACATGGACGGATTTCTTACCGTACTGGATATACATGATTGATGGGGGAACGTTATGGGATTGACAATAAATAGCAAAAATCACAGCATTGATTTGAGCTATTCTGGATTCTACCGACTTCGTAAAAAAGTAGCGGAGTTAACTGAGCCAGATATCTATGAGCATTATAAAAAACTTAACGATTGGAGATATGTATTAATCAGCAAAAGCGAAGGCTTTTCTGAAGAATATGACAAGAAAATCGTGGAACTGGATGAAAAGTACGATGGAAAATATTCTGAGATTCTTGATTTCTTATATACAAGTGATTGTGACGGAGAAGCTGATGCGGAACACTGTAAAGCTGTATATGGAATCATAAAGGACCATGATGATGATATTTGTTACGGTTATTGCGGACGCTTGGACTGTGCAATGTTCAAAGATTTTAAACAATTGATAAAAGATGGTGCAGATACAGGAACGGGAATTGAATGGTATTAAGAAAGGGGCAAATTATGAGTAGAAAAAGATCATTAAAAGAGATACAAGAAGACATTAGAACGCTGACAAGAGTACCATCGGAATTCATTCATGCAAAACTGGATGAGCTGGCAGAAGAGATTGGAGAGTTAGCGGAACCAAAGTGGATTCCATGCAGTGAGAAGATGCCGGAAGAACGTGACAGCATATTTGCAAGATGGAAAGGCACTGATAAATGGGATAAAGGAATGTTTGAGAAGATGTCAGCTACTGTGATTGCGATGGTAGAGTATAGCAACGGTGAAAGGACGGCTGCACCGGCTTGTACAAGAGACGGTAAATGGAGATGCGATTGTATTATATGTGGCAACGGGAAAGTGATTGCATGGATGCCGTTGCCGGAACCTTACAAGGAGAGCGGTTATGAGACTGATTGATGCGGATAAGCTTATCGAAAAGCTACAAGTACTATCCGATAAGGCAGATGATGATATAGCTGTCTGTGAAGAGGATACGTGCCAGTATTATGACGGATACGGAGATGGACTGGATAGAGCCATTGAAATTGTGAAAAGTGAATGGGAGTGAGATTGATGAAAGTTCATTTTGGGAAGAAACCTAAATATATTAGATTCGAAGGAAATGACATATTTGTAAGTTTTGATTTGGTATATTGGATTTATGGCGGAACACTTAACGAGGAAGAAAAAGAAGAGATTAAACACAAGTTGAAAGAGGGTGGAAGAGATGAAGAATAAAGAGAAGTTTGAAAAAGAGATCATGGAGGTTGCTTGTAGTGGAGATAGTATTGCAGTAACTAAAGGAAGTGAACGTATAGTAAAGTGCGGTAGTATTGCTTGCAGTGAATGCTTATTTGCACCTCCTAATTGTGTAAAGGAAATAAGAGAGTGGGTAGAGCAGGAGTACATTGAAAAGCCAGTGATTAGTAAGAGAGATAGAGCGTTTTTGGAGTATTTCAGAGAAGAGCGTAGATACATTGCAAGAGATAAAAATGGCAAGGTGTTTGTATATGAAACACAGCCAAGAAAAGGGGAAAAGTATTGGAATTGGATTGGTGATTGTTGTTTGAGTTTGAATCGACACTTCAATGTTGATTTTCCAATGGTCAAATGGTCAGATTTCGAACCGTGGCTTATCGAGGACTTGAAGAAACTAGAGGTAGTTGACAGATATGAATAGAGAAAAAAGCGTTAGAGGATGCACTTAATGATGAATGCGTTTGAAGAAAAAACAAAGGAAAATACGGTAAAAAGAAAGAAAAACTATTATTTGGTCAAAAGCGATGTATTAGGATATGCAAGAAGGAAGGGATTGATTAATGGCCGGAGTAAGAGACAAATATCTGAGAGGGGCACATAAAGACATCTACTACATAAGCGAAGAAGATGAAAAAAAGATGTTGAACGAATGCCAGAGGATGCGTGGAAACGATCAGCTTGAATTACTGAAATGGTGTCAAAATGCGAATAATGACTTGTCGGGTATATTATTCTTCTCACTTATAACAGGAATCGGATATGACTATATAAGCAAAAGATACTGGATACCGATTGCAAGAAAAGACTTCCAAGGATATCGGAGAAAAGTCTTGGATGAAATGTATAGGTGGATACTTTGGGGAGAACATGACGATGGAAAGATGGCAGAAAGGCTATTCGGAATAAAAAGGCACAAACACGGGAATACTACCGAAAAGGAGTGATGCGGATGGTAAGAATCTTTGTGAACGGCAAACAGGTGACAAAAGAAGAACTTTCGAATTATGAAATCCATAACAAAGCGGTAAAAAGGATTCTTTCAGAGAAGTTGACAAAAAATAAGTGATATTTTAGAATTGACCTTGATAGAATCTTGGTCAATTCTTTTTTAATTGAAAGGAGAATTGACATGAAAAAATTAAATGTAGGTTATATGAGAGTGTCTACAGAAGCACAGACCGAAAAGTATGGTCTTGATGTCCAAGAAGACAAGATAAATGAACTTGCCAAGAAAAGGGGCGTGAAGATAGCCAGATGGTATGTGGACGGGGGATATTCAGGGAGCAATATCCAAAGGCCGAACATACAGAAACTTCTGGAGGATGCAGAAGCCGGAGAAATACAGGCAGTATACATCTATAAGCTTGATAGAATGAGCCGTGATGTAGTAGACACCCTTACGCTTGTAAGTAAGCTTTTGCCAAAATACAATGTAGAGGTAGTATCAGCTACAGAGGATTTGCGGAATGAGACACCGATGGATCGTGTGATGTTGGGCGTTAATGCGGTCATGGGACAGTATGAGCGTGAGGTTATCTATATGCGTACAAGAGCCGGTATGGTGGAACGTGTAAAGCGTGGACTGTGGATGGGTGGCGGTACGATACCTTATGGATATAGGTACGACAGGAACGATGGGATATTACATATTATCCCGGAAGAAGCGGAAAAGGTAAAAGCTATCTTTCAGATGTTCCGGGACGGATATTCGTGTGATAGGATTCAAAAAATTCTCGGGATGCATTCGGAGAAACTTGTATCGAATATTATTCGGAGAATAACCTATGTAGGTAAGATACAGTACAAGGGAAGAGTGTACCAAGGTTTACACGAACCGATCATAGACGAAAAACTATTTTGCGAAGTACAGGAAGAGATAAAAAAGAGGTCTACAAATGCTTACGTAAGCAACAAGCATATGCTTACCGGGTTGTGCTACTGCGGAAAATGCGGTACTAAAATGCGGATGCAGAAGTGGGGAAAGTACACCAAGATAGTATGTTACTCACAGTACAAGGAAAAAGAGCATATATCTAAGACAGGTAACCCTTGCAAGAATAAAAAAGTGCGGGCAGATGTGGTAGAAAAAGAAGTAGAGGACTGTTTTAAACAATTCATCGTTAATGTCGAAGAAAAAGAGAATGAATCTGAAAGCACTCGGAAGATGATAGAAAAAGAGATATCACTCAGCGAATCAAAGCTGAAACGCCTATACACATTGTACGCAAATGGCAATTCCGGCACAGATACGCTTTTTGGTGTTATCCAGGCAGAAGAAAAAACACTAAAAAACCTACGAGAAGAACTAAAGGCAGAAGACATCCGGGAGAAAGCCGGACGTGGAGAAAAGATAGAGAAAATAAAAGAGATGTCCAACGTGTGGGATACACTGACGGATTCTGAGAAAAACAAGGTGCTAAAAGAGTGTGTTGAAAAGGTAGTTATCACAGGAGATGACATAGACATACATTTTAGCATATATTAATAGGTACTTTCTCGTGTTCCAACCATCATCCCAACAGCGGTAGGAAGTGGAGAAAAGGAAGAAAAGACCAAGATTCTATTATATGATTAATATGATAAAGACAGGAGCTGAAAATATAAATATATAGATTAAGAGAAAAAGATTTTGAAAATAATTGAAATCTTTTATTTTTTTACTTGACAAGTGGACACCACTATGCTATAATAAAGACAGTTAAGAGAGGAACACATTATAGGAGGTAAGAACATGACAACAGGATATGTAAAAGTAAAAGAATGGGTTATTGATAAAATGCAAAACACCGCTGAAAGATATAACACATATATTGATATCTATAGCAGAGACGAAAATGGAATGGTCTCATCAGAGAATGGATATGTTGTCGTAAAAGTTATTGATGTACTGAAAGAAAGTGAAAAGGCAGTAGAAGTTGTCCTTTCGACTGGTGATGTGGTAGGAAGTTATAAGGGATGGAAAGCATGGATCCCAAAATCAGCAATAGCATAAATAAGGAGAAAAATAATGGAGAAAGTGAGCAGAAACGTAATGATAAACAAAGCCGGGGGAACATCGGGCAAGAATACAAAGAACTACCGTATTTCTATTCCGGTAGGAATGATAAAGGCACTGGGCGTTACGGAAGAGGATAGAAGCGTTGTCCTAGAAGAAAAAGACGGAGTGATAACTATTAAGAAAGAAAAAATGAAAACCATTGGCTAGTGGACCCACTATGATATAATAAAGACAGTTAAAGAAGACAAATAAATTTAAGGAGGAAAAGAAGATGAAAAAATATGAATTTACAGGTACGAACGAATTAACGAAAAAAGCATTTACTGTTTACAGTGATAGTAGTTTTACATTTTGGAAGGACGGTGACAGATTTTATTGTTCAGACAATCCGAACAGTGAAAAAGTAGAACTTGGAACCGTTGCGGACGTGATTGAATTTCTCGAACAATTCGCAGACTAGACAAAAACAAATATTCGATAATCAGAATCACAAGAAAAACAGCACTGATGAATGTCTATTCGTCAAGTGCTGTTTTTGGTAGTTAATGCCTAATTTGTACCATACTTTTACATCATTCTCAAGCATTACTTTCCAATAAGTATAATATCAAAAATATGAAGAAAAGTCAATAAAATACTTGACAAGTGGACACCACTATGCTATAATAAAGACAGTTAAGAGAGGAACACATTATAGGAGGTAAGAACAATGATGAATGTAGAAAAAATCTTAGAAGCAATTAAAGAAAATGATTATAGTGTGGTAGCAATTCGCCATTGCTGCCCGGATGAAGAATATAAAATTGGTGACATTTGCAGAAACAGCTTTGAGTGGAATGAAGAATATGAGTGCAGTTCATATGACACAGAAGAACCAGAGGAAATGGACGGCGTATGTGGATACGCAATGTTCGAACTGATTGACACTGATGATGCAGAAGAAGCAAAAGAGATAATCGAAAGAGCTATTGAAGAATCATCTATCTACGATGGAAATAACATTGTAATAATCGGTGGGGACTCTTACTCTTATGGGAATGACGAAAACGAAGTAATTGTTGAAGAAGCAGAAGTAATTGAAATTGCATAAAGGGGAAAAATGAGCGAATGGAACGAAATTTTAAAACAATATGAAATACTTGGAGTGGAAAGCGTTATTCCGATTGCACATATCAGAATAAGACCAGATGTCAGAGTTTTGGTAGATGCATATGGAAATTTCATTGGAGCAACAGCAACGAAGAACGAAAGGTGCTCCATCCCGTGTACGATCAATTCAGAAAGTAGGACATCTGGGATAGCGCCACACCCGATTCACGACAATATGTCATATGTATGCGGAGACTATCCACAATATAAAAAACGTCATGCAGCATATATGGAGCAGTTGATGGAATATATAGAAAGCGTAGATGATCCGGTAGCGAAGAGCGTATATCAATACTTGAGCAAAAGAACTATACGCTACGATATCAAACCAGTTTCTGAAAAATTAGATACATCAGAGGAAAAACTTATGATAATCTTTTCTGTGTTAACCAAGGAAGAGACACATATGCTTTTTAATTCGAGATATAGGGATGAAGTAGTCTATGCTGGATTAATGGATAGAGGAACTATAAGCACGCAGTGGAGAGATTATTATATTTCTACACTCGAGAAGAATGGTATTTGCGGAATTACAGGAGAGCCAGATTATATACCAGACAAGTACCCGAAGGGAATTCGCAATCCAGCAGATCAAGCGAAAATGTTTATCGCAACGCCAAAAAAAATGGATTGGATGCCAACAATAACACCGGGATACATTACGTCTCAGAAAATTATTCATACATTGCAATTTATGATTTACGAGGGGGATTCCTGGGCATATCAAATTTTAAAAAACCAAGAGAATCTACCGAAAGAGTATAAGAAATGGGTAAAAGAATATGAAAGAAAAAAGGCATAGCTAAAAGCTATACCTAGATTCTGAATTTCTTCTTAAATTCTAACATTTTTTAACTCAACGTTCCACCATTGACTGGAACGACACTCACGAAAATCATGGAACCGTGAGAATCAACAAAGATTGCTGATAGATATATATTAATCTAAAAAAGATAAAAAGTCAATATCAAAGAAATGAACATAGAGCAACCAAACATTGAAAAAATGTGCGTTTTGTGGTAAAATATAAGTATCAAAACAGTAATGAAACTAAATAACGGGGACAATGAAATAGCACTTCTGACGGTAAGATGTAATTATCGTGGGAGGTGCTATTTTTGTATGCGGAAAAGGTAGGTGAGTGTATGGCAAATCTAAATAGCATTGCTAAGAAGTTACAGAAAGCAATACTGCAAAAAGGATTAGTTATAAAGATGGGGACAAGTCAGTTTTATTCTGCGGAGCAAAATAGACTTATCACCATGTACATCCTATCTACCAGAGTGTTAGAGCGAAAGAAAAACGGGGAATGGAAATATTATGATTATGAAATTCTCCGAACAGCATCACAGATAGAGATTGTAAATTGTTTAAATGATATATGGAGGACGGTGAAAGAATGATTGAGACTTATGCGGAAAAAACAGAAAACATGATTAAAGAAGAAATGCAGAAGAAACTCATTGACATGATTACAAAGAATGAAAAGCTGAAAGAAAAGAATGAGTATCTGCAAAAAGAGGTAGAAGACGCAAAGGCTGCCGGAGAACGGGCACTGTGCGAAGTACAGGAACTTATTGCAAAGAATAAGAGACTGGTAGAAGAACACAACAGGCAGAATGGAACGATACAGGCACTTAATATTGCACTGGATGTCATTACAGACAGATACAGTAATCTCAGAAAGAGAATATGTAGAACAGGCAAGGGCGGTGAGTAGCATGGATGGATATATGGAAGAGGGTGGGTAGATGCAGAAAGGAAAAGAACTCACTCCGAAGCAGAAAGCATTCGCAGATGAATATATGACTGATTTGAACGGGACAAGGGCGTATAAAGAAGTCTATAGAAATGTAAAAAATGATGCGACAGCAGCAGCAGCAGCTTCGAGATTGTTAAAAAACGTTAAAGTAAAAGCCTATATTGCTGAACGAATGAAAGAGATCCAGACCGAGAAGACAGCCGACCTCGAAGAAGTAATCCGGTTCTTCTCTTCCGTCATGCGTGGAGAAGTAAAAGACCAGTTCGACCTCGACGCTACTATTTCCGATCGCCTGTCTGCCGGACGTGAACTCATGCGTTGGTATGAGAAAGCCGATGGAGAAGAAAAAGAAACCGGTGGAATCACGATCATAAATAACATCCCGAAACCGGAGGGCACAGATGGGGGAGATTAAGCTTACAGATGTGATAGCTCCGGCTTTTTACGGTGTACATTGGGATATCATAGATGGAAAGCATACGTATTATGATTTGTTTGGTGGTCGAGGTTCGACTAAATCATCTTTTATCGGGACAGAGATACCACTTGGAATGATGCAAGACGCAGTAAATGGCATACATTCAAATGCGGTAGTGTTCCGAAAAGTCGGGAATACACTAAGAGAATCGGTATTTGAACAAATAGCATGGGGAATAGATGCACTTGGAGCATCGGACGAATGGACATCAAGCCTAAGTCCTATGCAGTATGTGTACAAGCCAACAGGACAGAAGATAATCTTCCGTGGATTGGATAAGGCGAAAAAGACGAAATCCATAAAGATTAGCAAAGGATATTTTAAGTACTTATGGTTCGAGGAATTGGACGAATTTGCCGGAATGGAAGAGGTACGAATGACACAACAGTCTGTTCTTCGTGGTGGCGAAAAATTCGTTGTTTTTAAATCGTTCAATCCACCGATTAGCAACAGCAACTGGGCGAATAAGTACGTAGCAGAGCCGAGAACAGACAGCTTAAGACATAAGAGTGACTATAGATCTGTTCCGGTAGAATGGCTAGGGCAACAATTCATCGATGATGCTGAGTATCTGAAAGAAACAAACCCGAGAGCTTATGAGCATGAATATCTTGGAATCCCTGTAGGACTTGGAACAAATATTTTTGAACTCTTAGAGATCAGAGAAATCACTGATGAAGAAATAAGTAGGATGCAATCTATCTACCAGGGCGAGGACTGGGGATGGTTCCCGGATCCGAAAGCGTTTTTACGTGTTGCTTATGTTCCAAACCAACAGAAAGTATACGCACTGGATGAATTGGGTGGTTGCAAGATAAGAAACAGCGAGATGGCACGGCAGATTAAAGAAAAAGGCTATGATGATTGTGCTATCTACTGTGGAGTAGATGAAGAAGAGAGTATTGTTGACTTTCGAGATGCCGGACTTCCGGCACGTAAGGCAATCGTGACACCGGGTAGCCGGAAGTATACGTTTGAGTGGTTGCAATGCCGTACATTGGTGATTGACCCGAGACGTACCCCAAGACTGTACAAAGAGGTTATAGAGTATGAGCATGAGCGAGATGGCAATGGTGAAGTGATAGCAGATTATCCGGACGGGAACGACCACTGGATTGATGCGTTGAGATATGCTACCAGTCCGATATCTATGAGACGTGGACAAAGTGCGTAGGAAAAGGTGAGTAGATGGGAATTATAGACAAGATAAAGGCGGTGTGGAGTAAAATGTTCAAGGTAAATGATGTGAAAAAAATATTCGGGATAGAAACAGGGCGGTCATCTAATATGGATACTGCCCTGTCGAAGTATAAAGACATGCGATCCGGCATTCCGTATTGGTGTACCGGGAGGATAAAGCCGACAAGGTTTTCAAATGTGATTTGTCGTGAGATAGCGAACCTTACACTGTTTAATGCGGACATTCAGATTACAGGAAATAACGAACTGCAAAAGAGATTTGATAGCGTAATGAACACATTACAGGAGAAACAAGAGGAAAGCTGTGCAACCTGTGGGATGATGGTCAAGAGCAACGGTGATGATGTAGAATTTTTGGATCCGGATTACTTTCTGATTACAGACACTAACACGGACGGGGATGCGTTAGCAGCTATCTTTTTCTCTTACCTTAAGAAAAACGACAAATACTACACAAAAGCAGAGTATCACAGATTTGAGGATGTCGGACTGGAACGTGTATACCATATATCCAGTAAGGCTTTTAAATCAGACAACAAAGATATGATCGGTACAGAGATCACGCTTGACAGGGTGGATGAGTGGAAAGACATTGAGCCGGAAGTGTACGTACATGGGTTAGAATATCCACTGTTCGTCTACTGGCGCAATCCTTACGCAAATGCAATTGACAAGGAATCCCCATTGACAGTCCCGGCATTTTCGGAGTGCATCGAGGAATTGAGATGGCTTGACATTGCATTAAACATGATGGGGGATGAAACAGAAGATAGTAGGCATATTACTTACGTACCGCAGACAGCTATTGAATACGCAAGCAAATATTCCATTGAATTGCCAAGATTTATCCAAGGTATCGAAATGGGAGCGAACGAAGACAGCATCAAAGAGCACGTTCCAACGTTATTAGTAGCTGAGCGTGTAGAGGGAATTAACTTTTTGCTATCAATTATCGGATACAAATGTGGATTCTCAAACGGATATTTCTCTTTCGACCAGAATCAAGGTATACAGACAGCGACACAGGTAGAATCTGACGATAGACGCACACTACATACTATCCAGGCATTCCGAAACATTCTGGACGGAAGAAATCATGATGGAGTACTGCACAGAATCATCTATATACTGTATGCGGTCGGCACAGCAAACGGAACTATTCCGGCAACGAACTACCAAACAGCATGTGATTTTGAAGACCTTGTATATAACTTAGAGGATGATCGTGCACGGTGGTGGAACTATGTTCTACAGGGCAAGGTGCCTGCATGGGTGTATTTCACAAAATTTGAGGGTATGACAGAACAAGAAGCAAAAGCAATGATTGAAGAAGCACAGGAACAGAATAAGCCGGACAGTGGATTGTATGAAGAATAGAAAAGAGGTGAACCAAAATGGAATATCTTATTATAGACACATCAACAAGAAAAATTACAATCCCCAAAAGCGAACAACTTTTTGGAGTGTACGGAGAGGGCAATATAGAGAGAAAATATTTCAAATGTCCGAAAATCGTAGGAGATAATGTCGACTTGTCTGATTGTTACATTTTCGTAAATTACTATACTGCAAAAGGATTGCCAGGGAAATATACCGTAAAAGATGCGAATGTAGACGGGGAGAATATCACTTTTTCTTGGGAGCTAAAGCCACACATCTTTGACGCAAACGAGGATACATCTATATATTTTGCGGTAGAAGCGAAAAACAAAGATAAAGTAGAAGTGTTCAGAACCAGCCCGGCTACCGGAAAGACCAAAGAGACGATAGACACGGATACAGAGATTGAAGAGACTCACGCCGATGTCATTCTTGACCTTATATCCAGAGTAGACACATTGGAGAAAAAGCCTATTTCCGAGGAGCAGATAGAGAAATCTGTAAAAAGCTATCTGGAAAAGAATCCTATAGAAGAGACGGATCCAACGGTACCAGCATGGGCAAAAGCGGAAGAAAAGCCTACTTATACCGCAGAAGAAGTCGGAGCACTGCCGAGTACGACCGTGATTCCATCGAAACTTTCAGAACTGACAGCGGACGATGAACACGAAACTGTGACAAAGGAAGAGAAACAAGCTTGGAACGCAAAGAGTGACTTTTCAGGAGAATATAGAGATTTACAGGGAAAACCAGAACTTGCTGAATGGGTGTTGCAAAGCAAGAAGCCGACATATACAGCAAGCGAAGTAGGAGCACTGCCGGATACAACGAAAATTCCGAAAAACTTATCTGACCTAAAAGAAGATGCAGAACATAGAACCGTTACAGATACAGAGAAACAGAGTTGGAACAACAAGAGCGATTTTTCCGGCAATTATGAAGACTTGCAAGGAAAACCAACAATCCCAACAGTACCAACCAAACTTCCCAACCCACAATCCTTAACAATCACATATGGCGGTAAAGAGTACACTTACGATGGCTCAGAAGCAATTGCCATCACAATCGAGACAGGTGGTATAGAGCGTATAGAGAAGCTGTCTACAGATACCACAGTAACGCTCGAACCGAATAAGCTATATGTATTCCCGGAAATGACATCATTAGCATACACCATCGGAGATGGCACAGGTGAGGTACATTTCATCTTTCGTTCTGGTGCAACAGCTACAAGGGTAGTACATCCGACCGGAGTCAATATCGGTAGCTTTAGCGTGAATGCGAACAAGATATACGAGGTGTCAATATTAGAGGGATTACTTACATCCCAGAATTGGAGTGTGATCTGATATGGAGAGAAGAAGAATATTAGGAAGTGAGGTGGAAAGTGCGATGAATGAAGAGTGGAAATTAATAAAGGCGCTAACGGCGGAAGATAAACCGAATAATAACAACGAAATCACTGTTGCGGTTGATAATAACGGAGAACCATTTTCTGTGAATGAAATATATATGAGAATTCACAAATGCGAAAGACAAGTTGCTTCGTACAATGGTATTTCTATTGAGAAAAATAAAACCATTGGAGAATTACGTGGAAATTTTCCAATGGAAGTTTTTATAAAAAATGTAGCTGGTTTTTGGAGATGTTTTTATATTCCGTATGGTGGCACTTATTCGCCAGGTACATTAACGTCATGGGGTGCTTTCCATCCAGGCTTTGCAGTGACAAAAGAAGACGTACCAGAAATTAAAGTAATTAATATAGGATATGTTAAAAGTATTGAAGCAGAAATCTACGGGAGGTAATTGACATGAAGTACAAGTTAACACAAAATCTTGTCAGTCAGTCAGTCAGTCAGTCAGTCAGTCAGTCAGTCAGTCAGTCAGTCAGTCAGAGTTTAGCTGATTCTAAATTCTGTGTCAAATCTGAGAATGCCGTGGAACTATGTTAAGACGGCGAATGATGATGGCAAATGCACAGGAGGAAGAACAAAATATGAAAGAGTGGCGACTAATAACAAAAAGAACAATATCGGAAGAAACGAGTCGTATTGATATTACTACAGATGATGATGGAAAATCATTTTCGTGCAATGAATTAATGATAGCAGTTAATTTAAAAGCAGATAAGGATGGAGTAGTCCCAACATACCTATTAAATGGGAAATGGACTTCTTCATATCCATACATTGATGGAAAGAAACTTTCAACTTCTTGGTTTGATAGCTATGTAATAAAAGCTTGTATTACATCTGGAATACAAATGCAAGAATGTATTGTAAATACTGTTTCCAAGTGGACTACGGCTATTGAGACTGCTATAACATCTTATTCTATCGTTGCACAAAATGGAAATTTCGCATCTGGAACAGTCTATATTATTGGTAGATAAGGAGTTGATACAAAAATGCACGCAAAACTACAAAACGGGTTTTTAAGGAGCGCACCCAAAACGATAACCTTGGATGGCAAATCAATCAACAATCCATTTCCAGAAGAACTGGAACAGCTAGGCTACAAGCCTGTAGTGTACACAGATATGCCGACAGAGGTGACAGATGGTAAGCACTGGGAATCTGAGTGGGAAGAAAAGGATGCAGAGATAGTGCAGGTGTGGAAACTGGTAGACGATCCAGTTTATCCAGAGCCGGACTTAAGTGCAGAAGAAGCACTCAATATCATAATGGGGGTGGTACAGTGACAAGAGAACAAGCAGAGCAGTTGCGTAAACTGTTGGAAAACCAGACAGCAAACATGGCAGATGAACAGATTCTTGAATATCCAGACTTTGTGGAGAAGTGGCAGTCTGGCAAGGCATATGTAGTTGGCAAGCGGTTGGAATACAATGGTACTATATACAAGGTATTACAAGCCCATACAAGCCAAGAGACATGGGCACCGATGGATACACCATCTTTGTTCGCCAAGGTACTTATTCCAGATGAAAATGTTATTCCAGAGTGGGAACAGCCGGACAGCACGAATCCATATTCCAAGGGAGACAAGGTTACGCACAATGGCAAGACATGGATTAGCACGGCAGATGGGAATGTTTGGGAACCGGGCGTGTATGGATGGAAAGATGTATAGGGGACACGTCAATCCGAAAGATAAATGATAATGTCTGTAAAGGAGGACTAAAAAATGGAACAGATTATTAGTTATGTAAAGCCGGAGTTAATGGTGGTTTCTTTTGCCTTGTATTTTCTTGGAAAATGGATGAAAGGCTCACATAGGATTAAGGATAAAGACATTCCACTTTCTCTCGGAGGTATTGGAATTATTATTTGCGGAATGTATGTAACGGCAACTTGCGATTTGGACAGCATGAAAAATGTTTTTATGGCACTGTTCACGTCTGTAGTACAAGGTATCATGGTAGCCGGACTTAGTACATACGTTAATCAGATTATTAAGCAGATTGGAAAGGACGAATAAGTATGGCAACAAGTACGATTAATATTATTGTAATCTGCGTCTTTCTACTTTTGGCAATGAAGATTTCAAACAGAAAGGACAAGTAATGCTTACGCCGGAATATCTCTTCCATGTGACCGAGGAAGCAGAAAAGGTATCTTCTGATATGCATCGGAACATCATGGACATGATCGTTGAGCGCATAATGGTACGTATAGGCCGTGGAGAAGATTATCTCCTTACGGCTACGGACAGGTGGCAGATACAGGTGTTACAGGAATCCGGCTACTTATTGGAAGACATACAAAAAGAGATTGCTGACAAAACGAAGAAGCAAGAGCGAGAACTTAAAGGCGCATTTGAAGAAGCCGGTATAAAAGCTATCGAGAGAGACGATTCGATATATAGGGCGGTAGGACTATCACCTACGCCCTTGTTGCAATCTCCGGCATTGCTCAGAATACTGGAAAGAGATTATAACGCTACGTGTGGAGAATGGAGAAACCTTACACGAACAACGGCAGATGAAGCACAGAAGTTGTTTTTAAAAGAGGTGGACAATGCTTACCGCATGGCATCAAGCGGTGTCGTATCATATACACAAGCTGTCAGAAATGCTGTTGACAGGATGATAAAGCAAGGTGTTAAAGTATCCTATCCGTCCGGTAGAGAAATGAGCATTGAATCAGCCACAATGATGACTGTCCGCACAGGGATAAGCCAGTGCGCCGGAGCAATTGCGCTAAAACGAATGGAAGAATTAGAATGGGATACCATCTTAGTATCTGCACATGTGGGTGCACGAATTGGTGATGGCGGTAACAACCCAACGAACCACTTTTGGTGGCAAGGAAAATTCTATTCCCGGACAGGCAAAGACAATAGGTTCCCAGACTTCCGAACATCAACAGGCTACGGAACGGTGACAGGGTTGTGTGGCGTGAACTGTCGACACTCTTTCGGATCCGGTGACGGTGAAAGCAATCCGTATGCAGATATTAACCTGTCGAGCGAAGACAATATCAAAGCGGAAGAGCGCGCGAAAAAGCAACGGCTTATGGAAAGACGCATTCGTAACAGCAAGAGAGAGATTCAGAACTTGCAGACCGCTATAGATGCAAGCGGAGATGATAAGCTTAAATTCGAATTGCAACAGGCATATGACCGAAAGTCGGCAGTACTCAGACGGCAGAACAAGCAATACCGTGATTACTGCAAAGAAAATGACCTTAAAGAATATTCGGAACGTCTACGGGTAGCACAGTGGGATAGGTCACAGGCTGTGAAGTCTGCAAAAGCAGCACAGAGATATATCAATTCAAAGGAAAAGTGAATATGGAACTAATAACACAGATACTTGCTATATGCGGTGCTATATCTGTTGTCGGCGGTGCTGTTGCGGTGCTTTCCGGGTGGTACAAATCATGGAAAGCACCAAAAGAAAAACAAGACAACCGTATAGAACAGATTGAAAAGCGAATAACGAACATTGAAACATCTATCACAGGGATTAATCAGAAACTTGATAACGATTATAAGAACATAAGGAATACGAGGGATGATATGAATCTATTAATGAGAAGTATGTTTAATTTGATCGAAAACAAAATCACAGGGAATAACATTGAGGGTTTAAAAAAAACTCGGGAAGAGCTTGTAAATGCTATGACGGACAAAAAACCAAAGGAATTATGAAAATATACTCTTTTACACGACCAGAACTTGACTATTTTGAGTTAGAATGCAACTTTACATCGGATGAATTAAAACTGTTCCGGCTCCGTGCTAAAGCTATGCCTTTAGAGGACTGTGCGGAAGAAATGAATGTGAGTGTGTCTACGGTCAAGAGATTGAGCAGAAGAGTGAATGATAAGATTGAAAGGGTGGTATAGGTATGTGGCTTGAAGATGTAAAACCTTGTAAAGCGTACATCGAAGCAACTGGGCAAGAAGTATCTGGCGTACTTGGGTTCGGTGAAATAAGTTTTAACGCTGGTTTGATTATTGGCGAAAAAGGAAGAAAGAAATATAAGCATGGACATATAGCGTATATTCCTGTTTTTGAAACTGCTGAATTTGTAAAAGCTTTTGTGGATTTTTCGAATGTCCATACAGAAAAAATAGATTTCCAAGCATATTACGGACCAAGAACTGAAACTAATACATTTTGCTTAGTTGGAGCAAAACCGATATCTGAAGAAGAGCACAACAAAATTACAGGTACAAATGGATGATTATATGATTGAAAGGGGATAAAGGTATGAACTTCGGAGAAGCCATAAAATGCATGAAAAAAGGAAAGAAAGTTACACGCAATGTATGGAAAGAAAATTTTTTTAATGGGAGAAAACAGTTTATTTTTATTGGAAAAAATAAAGGTTTAACAACGAATACGTTTCTTGCAATTCTACCAGAAGAAGAATGTTTTTCGGACTGCATTATGGGTTACACACGAAAAGGAAGCTTTCAGCCAAACTGGACACCAACACAAGAAGATATGCTTGCGGAGGATTGGGAAATGTATCCGGCAGAGGAAACGGTAGTCGATGAAACGCCGAACATTACGGCAGATGAAATGATTGATCTAAAAAACCGTATCGGGTGGAATATTAAATTTTATTCTACCGGGGAAACAATTATTTCTGAACACATGGACTATCAGAAGTTCTTAACCGGGGCAGAAAGTACATATACGTTGTCGTTTGCTGTTCCGAAAATGAAATTAAATGAATCAATGAAATTGCCGGATGAATGCCGGAATGTTATTGTTTCAGGGATTTTGTTCCAAGCGTATATTGCTAGGAATGTTTCCGATGATACACTTCGGCTTATAACCAAAAGTTCCTTATCCGAAAAAGAATTTTACACAATTATAGGATTAAAGAGGTGATTACATGATACCTAAAATTTTTAAAATAAGCGGATACCTCATAGACCCGACAGGAAGACTTGAGCCACACCACATTAAGGCGAAAATGCTTTACGGCTGTGGATTTCCACTTGTAGGACAGCACATTCACGTGCAAAAAGCAGAGATTAAGAAGTTGGATGAAAAGCATCCACTTATGCAAGAGAACTGTGATTTGGCAGAATGCGAGAAGTATTTCAACAATGAACCGCCGACAATGAAAAATAGAAAAGTTGAACCAGGACAGTTGTACAGGCACTTCAAGGGCAAAATAGTGAAAGTCCTGTATATTGCACAAGATAGCGAAATGCCGGGACAGTTCAAGGTAGTTTACGAATGCTCTAATGGCGTGTGGTGCAGACCTTACGGAATGTTCGTAAGCGAGGTAGACAGGAAGAAATACCCGGATGCGAAACAGAAGTACAGATTTGAGTTAGTGGAGAAGTAAATGAAACGAAATGCAATGAAGTACACAACTGTATATGTACAAAAGAAGTTGATGGAAAAACATATTGCCGAGGCTGTGGAAATGTTCAGCCAGAACAGGAGGATTAATTATGATTATCACAGGAATGAATCACTTTCAGAATGTAGCAAAAAAGAAGCTCGTTGAATGGTATCAGAAGAATAGACCGAAGACACCAATTGATTTAAGCAATGTATTTATCGTTTGGTCATGTAAGACATTGCAGAATTACAAGTGTCTTGCATCTATTACAGTCAGTGGTGATGGAATCTATGCTGAGTACACATATAACGGGGATAAACAGGAACTGTATGAAGATGTGTACGGAAAGATTACAAACACCTGTCATACAGAAGAATAAGTGATACTTTTTAGAGACTTTAACGAACTGTTAAGGTCTCTTTTTTATGCGTAAAATGAAAGCATAGAGAACAAGAAATACTAATTTACAGGAGGTATGAGTATGAATCCATATATGTCATATACACCGTACATGCCACAGGATGCTTATATGCAAGATCAGATGGCATTACGACAACGGATAGACAACTTATCACAGGCTCAACAGCAATACAAGGCACAGCCACAGCCGAATGTAAACTGGATACAGGTGGCCGGAATTGACGGGGCAAGAAATCAGATCGTACAACCGGGAACTACGGCTTGGATGATGGATAACAATGCACCGTATTTCTATGTTAAATCTGTTGACGGTGTGGGAAGTGTTACGTTTAAAGCTTTTGAATTTCATGAGGTACAGGCGAACAATCCACAACCTGTAGCGGAAAACATGGACGCTAAGTACGTAACAAGAGAAGAATTCAACAAATTACTGGATACATTGAGACCTCAGTCGGAAGAACAGAAAGGGGAGCTGACACATGAGTAATCCGTTAATGGGAATGATGGGCGGTATGCCGGGTGGCAACGGTCCATTCGGAATGATTCAAAGAATGATGGGGATGATGCAAAATACACAGAATCCCGGAGCAATGTTGCAGAATATGGCGCAGAGCAACCCGAACATCAAAAAGGCTATGGATATGTGCCAAGGAAGAAACCCGAAAGATGTATTTATGGAGATGTGCCAGCAAAATGGCATGAATCCAAACGATATTATTAATAAAATAAAGTGATATCCGGACGGAGTGCACACGTCTTGATAAATAAAAGAAAAGGAGAACCAACATGAACGAGGGATTAAACACACTTAGTGCTGCCGATGTAGCAGCAGTCACAAGAAACAACGATGGAAATATGTGGGGTGACGGTGGATGGTTCTGGATCATCATTCTTGCTTTCCTGTTTTGCGGTAACGGATGGGGAAACAACAACGGAGCACAGGACGCTTTTGTCTCTGACGAATTCGTGAAAAGAGATATCTTTAATACAAATCAGAATGTGTCTAACACAGCTTGCGAGACACAGAGAGACGTATTAGAGAACCGCTATAACACACAGCTCGGCTTGCAGAACTTACAGGCTCAGCAGTCTCAGTGTTGCTGCAACACACAGAAAGAGATCTTACAGAGTAGATATGATGCAGCATTACAGGCACAGAACATGCAGGCACAGATGGCACAGTGTTGCTGTGATATAAAAGAAAGCATCTTAGCAGATGGACAGGCTACACGCCAGTTAATCCAGGATAACACGATTCAGAACTTGAGAGACAAGCTTGCTGATCGTGACAGAGATTTGCAGACAGCATATTGGCAGATTTCACAGGTATCACAGACCAATAACATTATTGATGCAGTGAGACCGACACCAAAACCGGCTTATATGTCTTGCAGTCCATACTTTGCGTATAACGCATTTGGTAATGGTTGCTGTGCAAGTGGGAATGTGATGTAAGTGAACGATATATCACTACTTGACTTTCTGACAGTGTACGGAGTTGCTTTACAGATAGCGAATTTTAACAGTGATCTATCACAGGCGAGCAATTCTGACATCGAAAAACACTTGCATGAGCAAGACAGTAAGTATTTTTTAAAAATAATTGAAAACCAAAACAAAATCATAAGCATGTTGGAAGAATCCATATCTACGAAAAAGTAGTCTTGCGAACATAAAAGAGAGTAGGCATGCGCTTGCTCTCTTTTTTAGAAAGGAGAAAAAATATGTTAAATTCTATTGCTAAAAATGCTCAGACAGTAGCAACAAATCAGAATGTATTATTTACGGAAACAAGAGTGAAAAGCCGTAGATGTGCTTGTAACACAGGGTGGCTTGCACATGACAACGGCAGTGGACTTTTTGAAATCACAAACCGTGGAAATCTGCCGATGGCAGTCGAAATTGAGTTTAACGGAAACGTTACGGCATCTGCAATAGGAGCGGTAGCGTTATCTATCAAACAGAACGGGGAACCGGTTTCTGGTACGGAAATGGACTATACAGTAGCAACGGCAAATGTGTATCAGAATGTCGGTGCAGCTACATTGATTGCAGTTCCGGCCGGAAGTAGCGTCACTATATCGGTTGGCAACGTTGGCACAGTTGACACATTGGTTAAGGATGCGAATATCATCATCAAAAAGCTCTCATAGAAAAGGGGTGAGTTTCTATGATTGATTTTAAAAGCAACCTAGATGTCAAAACTCCGAAAGAAATCTTTGCCGAAATCAATGAACGGTTTATTGGAGCAGTCATGATGCACGGACAGTTTGCGGACTACTTCGATTTCCTTGGCTTAAAAGGCTTTAATCGGATGCATGAGTACCAGCACCTTGCGGAAAGTTTGGAACGTAGGAAAGTGTGCAGATATTTTATAAGCCATCACAATCAGCTTATTGATGATGCATTTGAAGGAAAAGTGAATGTTATCCCGGATGCGTGGCGAACGGCCAAACGGTTAAGCGTTGGGAAAAGCACAAAGCAGAAAGCCGTAGAAGATGGATTTGTTGAGTACCACAATTGGGAATCTGAAACAAAGGAAGCGTACGAACAGTACGCACACACGCTAAGAGAAAACGGTCATGTGGCTGATGCTATGTTCGTGGAATGTTTGGTAGAGGATGTAAGCGAAGAATTAAAAACTGTAGAATGTATGATTAACGACTTCATATCTACCGGATACGACATGGTATACATCACAGAAATTCAATCGGAGATTCACGACAAATACAAAAAGAAAATGAAAGGAATCGAGGTGTAATAAATGAGCGAGATCAAAAAGATTTTGGAAGAACAGCTTGAACGCGAGAAAGCATCTGCAAAGAAAGACTTAAATATGTCTAACTTACAGGCAATGTACATGATTACATCTACATTGTGTAATATGAAATCTTTGGAATGCGAAAGCGTACCGGGGATGATTGCGGATGCATCGGAAAACCTTATCAAGAAATACAGTAACGGAAAGTACGATAAAAACATTGATGCGCTATACGACCAGTACATTATGGCGAAAGAGATGTATCAGCAGAACGGAGATCAAGCACACAGAGACAAACTGATGGAAAGTGTCGGGAAACTTATGGTAGAAGTGTACGACATGCTTTCCTCTATGGTGATGGATTCAGATTTTGCAGAAGAACGGAAAGAGATTCAAAGGCAAATCAAGAAGCTTGCGGAAATGTAAAAACATGGGTACGGAGTACTATATATATTAATGTTACGATATATACGGTGAATCACATAGGACATTTTCTTTTCTTGCTTGATACACCTCCTTTCAATAAAGCCTAATAGCGGAATGCTGATTAAAGGGCGGTCAAACGCCCGTTAGGCTTTCCCCTAAGGTTGCGGACTTGGGGAATCGTCATCTTATGTTACCTCCTAAAGATATAATATGATAAATTTTCATTCCGCAAAGGATAGTGCACAGTATGGTGCATGGATTCATTTCCGGCTATCCTTTTTCTGTATAGAGTTAGTTACGGAACAATATGCAGATTGACCGTCAAATAGCCGTAACAGTGGTTGGAACTGTATAGAGGGAACACTTACACCAACCACTAACGGGATATAGTTCAATGGTAGAACAAAAGTCACAATCCATCATCTCTTTGAAAAAAAAGACTTATGTCCACGGTTCGATTCCGTGTATCCCGATTACCCCGGCAGAGGTTCATCTGCCTGAATCCCTACCGCAGACGAAGCGGTTAATAAGAGACGTTGAGGAGGATATGCAACATGAAAAATATTATTCAGATTATCAAAGATGCTGGTCTTGAAATTACAGATGAGCAGAAAAAGACAATCGAAGATGCAGTGAAAGAGAATTACAAAAGCGTATCTGACTATGATAAGCAGACACGAAAAGTAGAAACTCTGACACAGGAACGTGACAACTTTAAAACACAGTATGAAACAGCGAAAGAGACTTTGGACGGGTTCGAAGGAAAAGACTTCGATGCGATCACAAGAGAACGTGATGAGTGGAAGACGAAAGCCGAGAACGCAGAAAAAGAATGGAAAGACAAGCTTGATGCCAGTGAAAAAGAGTACAACCAGAAGATTGAAGAAAGAGACTTCAATGACGTTCTGACAAAGGCTCTTGCGGGCGAGAAATTCAGTTCTGATTTTGCAAAAACAGGAATCATCAACATGATTAAAGACAAGGGTCTGAAACGTGAGGGTGAAAAGATTCTCGGTCTTGATGATTACATGAAAGAGCTGAAAGAATCTCAGAAAGATGCTTTCGTGACGGATGGTAAGACACCACCGGTATTCACAACACCTACAGAAAAAGGTGGAAGTGAACAGAAAGCAGAGCCGTTTGTTCCTGGAACTGTTTGGTAAAACCATATTGTGAACCGGCTATCGATAGAGGATAGTCGTTGACCTTAAAGAATTAAAGGAGAACAAAAATGGCAGAAACAACAAGAATTACATCATTAAACATGTTACTTGACCCAACCGGAAAAATGCTTCTTGCAGAAGAGTACGGAAAGGTCATTGAAAACGTCCAGAAGAACACTATTTCTGGAAAAATGAAGAATACCGAACTTTCCGGTGATCCGTCAGCCGGAACCGTAGAAGCAAAACGATTCGCAAATGCGACATCTAAGAATTACGGAACAGCCAGAGGTGCAGCTAAAGGTGATGGAGTAAAAGGAAAGCCGGTTACGATTCCGATTGATGTAGATAAGGAAATCGTAGAAGAGGTTGAACAGAAAGACGTATCTCTTCTCGGAGTAGAGGGACTTATCGCAAAAAGAACAGCAAACCATGCACTTAGAATGATCGCAGAACTCGACACTGAGTTCTTCAAAGTTGCCGGAACAGATGCGACAGAAGTTGATCTGACAGGCATTACAGCTATTGAGGAACAGGCTGAAACCATGATTCAGCAGTGCGAAACCACCAAGAATGAATATGTGGACGGAGTACCACGTTCTATGATGAACATGATCTGTACGCCAAAATTCTACGGAAAAATCCGCACATATCTGGACAAGGTTACAGTTCCGGGTGTTGGCGTGGCTGACGAAGAGTTCTACGCTTATCATGGCGTAAAAACATTCTCATGCGTGCACATGCCGACAGACGTTGATGTGATCGTGATGGTGGATGGAGCTATCGCACAGCCTGTTAAATCCACACCATACAGTGCTGAGAAGATTCCTCTTTCAGAAGCATATGGCATCGAACTCTTTTACCATTACGGAACAAAATCTGTAATGCCAGACCTTATCTTCAAGAACAAGAAAGGTGAGTAAGCATGAGACGGTTTGAAGACTTGGAAACAGGAAGAATCTTATCAACTGATCATGAAACGAGTGCTCAGTTGATGGAAAACAATCCACAAAAATATAAAGAAGTCAGTGACGTAAAGCCAAAGACGAGATCGAATCCAAGAAAGTAGGAAAATTAGGTGAAACACTATGACGTACACAGATTATAAGTTTTATACAAAAAAATTTTTCGGGAAAACAATTCCAGAAAGCGAATTTCGTGAATATGCTGAACGTGCTAGTGACTGCATAGACAACTACACTATGGATCGCCTTGTTGATGGGCTTCCAGAAAATGAGCGAGCAGAAACAAAAGTTCAAAAAGCTGTATGTGCAGTAGCTGATGAAATGTATAAGATAGATCAATCTAAAAAAGCTTCTATGGATGCCATAGGAACCATACAGAGAGAAGATGGGACGGTCGTAAATAAGACCGTCTCTTCTGTTTCTTCTGGAAATGAAAGCATATCTTACGCTAACGGGAACAGCCAGAGCAATCGGTATACCGTAGCAGCTACCAATGTGCAAGAAGAGAAAAGAATACTTCTTGAAGCAGCGGTTAGCTATCTTTTTAACGTTACCGATGATAACGGAGTGTACTTGCTATATAGAGGGATTTGAACAATGAGAATTATTAAAAGATTATTTTGCAAACACAAAAAGAAAATCCATGCCGGAACGTATCTGGAAGATATCGGAAACGGGATAAAAGAAACAAGGCACATATGGAAGTGTGAAAAATGCGGTAAGAAGTTTTATTAACGAGAGGTGATACCAATGTATGACAAAACTATAACTGTATTCAACAAATATGTGAATCAAAAGGATGAAATATTTTGGTATCCGACCGTAATTAAAGGTGTTCAACTCATTGTTGATAAATCCGCAAACATCGAAAAGACAGGACTTGATACGGCTGACACGGCAACGCTCCATGTTCTGTATCGCATGGTATCCGCTGAAAAAGTAGTATCTGGCAAAAAGTATCTTGAGCCTAAAAAATGGGCGAAACAAATTAACGATACGCTTGGACATACCATCACATTTGCAAGCAGTGACTTTTTCATTGAGGGCGAATATGACGAAAGACTGATATCGGATGAAGACTATCAGAGCCGGAGAGACGGTGGTTTTTATGATTACATGAATAAAAATCACGACAATGTATTCTTAATCACCAATGTCGGAACATACACACTTATCCCGCATTTTGAGATAGGGGGAAAGTAAATGGCACGTAGTAGAATGTTCCATTTTCCGAACGTCTCGATAGTTGAAGCTGACATCAAAGTGAATGTGAATCTTGACCGATTCGAAAAGCAATTCCAAGACGCTCAACTTTGGTTAGATGAACAGGTATGGACAGGCACAAAAAAGTATATTCCACAAAGAGACGGGATGCTGATTGATACAACCAATACGCAGAACGAAGCCTTGAAAGGTAGTGGAAAGGTTTATGCCGGATATGGCCCTTACGCAAGATTTTTGTACATGGGAAAAGTCATGGTAGACCAGGAAACAGGTTCACCGTGGGCGAGACCAAAAGCAAAAAAGATCGTGACAGACCGTGATATCCAGTTTTCGAAAGTGCCAAATCCTTTTGCAACAGACCATTGGTTTGATGCTGCTAAAGATGAATTTGGTGATACATGGGTAAAAGGAGTGAAGAAACGTGCAGGCGGTGGATAGTAAAAAAACAGTGAAATACGATGTTGACGGATACGACATTGTAACAAATGCACTTAAAGATTTGCTGAATAAGTATCCTGGATTGGAAACCGGAGAAGTGTTTAAATTCTCCACTCTGAAAGAAGATGATGGAATGGCGTTCTATCCGGTATCCGGTGCGGTGATTGCACAGGAGAAAAAATCGGTAACAGGCAAGGTGAATCAGCTTTGCAACTACCCATTTTATATCGTGTACAGGACATCCCGTGATTCTCCGAATATGAAAGCGGATATCAAGGAATTTCTTGATAGTGTAGGTAAATGGCTGGAACGACAAACAGTCGTGATTGATGGCGAAAAGCATAGGCTTACATCTTACCCAACACTTACAGAAGAACGAAAAATAGAAGAGATTACAAGAATCACACCATCATACCTTGACAAAACTTACGAAAACAATGTGCAAGACTGGGTGATTAGTATGTCTCTTAAATACAGAAATGTATTCATAAGAACTAATTAACCGGACATCAATTAGAGATGTTCGCTGACCGTAAAAAGCTAACGGTAGAAAGGATTATAATATGGGAAATCTTAGTAGAGAAGCACTCGCACATTATCTGGACTATAGTTTCAAACAGGCAGTAGCAAGTGCTACGTGGGAAATTCTTGGTGATGACATTGACGATATGTCGGTTGATCTGAACCCGGATACAGAGACGAAGAAGAACATTCTTGGTCAGACAAAAACAACAGATAATGGATATGAACCGTCTATGGATGCAGATACATACTATGCAAACCCGGACAAAAAGCTGTATCCGAAGATTAGGGATATTGCAATGAAACGATTGAAAGGAGCGGACTGCAAAACACTTATGTTGGAAGTCCTTGTGGAAGATACAAGTGCGGAAAACCACCTTGCATATGTCGAAGAGGTTATGGTAAAACCTCAGTCTTATGGTGGAGATACATCTGGCGTAAACATTCCGTTTAAAGTATCTTCTGACGGTAAGAGAACAGAGGGATATGTAAGTGCCACTTCGCTCGCTTCTGGAAACCCAGAATTTACAGCCGGAGCAATTCCACATAGTCTTTCTACAGGAAAAGAAGTACTGTAACGCTTTATTAACAGGAGGAATAATATGAGCAACAAGTTACCAAAAAAAAGAAATGATAGCGAACTGGTTATTAAGATAAATGATGGCCGAGTCAAAATTCCGATCAAAAACCAGTTTGGTGAAACTCTTGGAAGTATAGTGTTCGCACCGACTGACACTAACATTGTTGACAGATACGAAGAAGTCGTTCGATTTTGGAAAAATTACAAGATGCCGGAAGATGACAGCATTGAAGCTGCCAGAAAAGCAGAAAAGGAAATTGCAGAGAAAATGTCTTATCTGATTAATGGAGATGCAGAAAAAGCGTTTTTCCAGGTTCTCGGACCGTTTTCTCCAATGGATGATGGAAGAATTTTCCTCGAAATTGTAATTGACAGTGTTGCAAAAGTCATTGAAACAAAATTGAACACAAACGTAACAAAGGTACAGCGCCGTGTAAATAAGTACGTGGCCAAGTACCATAACTAATGGATGTCTGGAAACTTCCGAAATCCGTTAACGTAAACGGCAAAGAATATCGAATACGCTCAGATTACAGAGCCGTGTTAGATATTCTTTGTGCTATTAATGATCCCGATATAGTAGCCGGAATGTCCGAAGAAGAGAAAAACTTAGAGATATACACAACGATTCTGGCTATATTCTACGAAGACTTTGATAATCTTCCAATGGAAGACTGGGAAGAAGCTTTAAAGACGGCGAAAGAGTTTATCGACTGCGGATTTAAGGGAGATAAGAAAAAACCGCAACTTATGGATTGGAAAAAAGATGCAAAGATTCTGATTCCGGCCATTAATAAAGTGGCACATGAGGATATTCGTGAGAAAGAGTACTTACATTGGTGGACATTCATGGGACTTTTTATGGAGATTGGAGAATCTCTGTTCAGCACTATCACTAACATTCGTGAAAAAGTCTCGAAAGGGAAGAAATTGGATAGTTGGGAAAAAGAATTCTATTCTAGCAACAAAGAACTTGTTGACCTTAAAGCGACACCAGAGCGAAGCGAAGAAGAAAAAGAAGAATTAAGAAGAGTATTCGGACTCGTAAATAATTAACCGGGCATCATGTGGAGATGCCCGCTGACCGCAAATATTTAGCGGTAGAAAGGACAATACATGACAGAAGATGGAAGTATTGTTATTAACACAAAAATCAGAACTGATGGCATAAAGGCGGGTTCACAAGAAATTGAAGCTGGATTGCGAAGAGCAGCAGATAGGGTAAATAATTTGGGAGTGTCTGCAAAAAACGCCATCAACAAGCAAATAGATGCTTTTGCAAAACTGAATAACGAATACAGCGCACAAGAACAAAAGGTAGAATCGTTACGGCAAAAGGTAGCATCCTATGCAAATCAGCGCATCCCAACCACGGAATACAAGGAAATATCCGACCAAATTTCAAAAGCAGAAGCAAAACTCAATCAGCTTACGTCATCACAGGAACGTTTTATAGCAAACGGAGGGAAAAAGAACACTTCGACTTATAAAAAAATGCAGTATGACATAGATGAACTTGCGAACACTATTAAATACGCACGGTCGGAGCTTATTGACCTGGAAGTTTCTGGAAAAGCCTTTTCGACTGGTGTGAACACCAAAGAAGCGCAGGCAGACATGGAAAGACTTGCGAGTGCAGAAAGAAGACTTGCTGATATGCAGAACCGATTAAACACATCGTATTCTGGCATTAAAAGTAAACTTGCAAGTTACGGTACTGGTTTGGTTTCCTTGAAAGAAAAACTTTTTGGAGTAAACAGTGCGAATAACAAAACTGCAAATTCCAATTCAAAACTGAGTAGGTCATTTAAAGACGCTAGTAAATCAGCCGGATCAGCAAGAATGAGTATCGGAAGAATGCTTACGATGTCTCTATTGTTTAGCGGTGTTTTTCGAATTCTTAGTGCTCTTACACAAGGAATAATAGGTGGATTCAATAATCTCGCTCAATACTCCAAAACCACAAACGCAAATATATCTACTTTGTGGGGAAGCCTTATAAGATTGCAAAATGCATTTGCTACAGCTTTCAGTCCGATTCTGACAGTTGTGACACCGATACTGTCGCGATTCATTGACCTTATCAGCACAGCCATAACTTACGTAGGAATGTTTTTCAGTTACCTTGCCGGGAATAAGACGTACACAAAGGCATTGGCAGTGCAAAAAGATTATGCTGCCAGTCTGGACAAGACCGCCAAGTCTACGAAGAAAGCCACAAAAGCAGCTAAAGACTACCTGTCACCATTGGATGAAATTAATCGGTATACGACAAATAAGGATACCGACACAACACCGTCTGGATCCGGTGCAAACGGAACACCGACCAGCAAAATGTTTGAAGAAGTTCCAATAGATGCACCGCCGATTTTTGAAAAAATCAAGGATGTACTGGGGCAGATATTCCAACCATTTAAAGAAGCGTGGGAACGTGAGGGAAAGAACACAATTGATGCTGCTAAGTATGCATTGTCGGAGCTTGGAGCACTGGCAAAGAGTGTCGGCAGTAGTATGTTGGAAGTCTGGACGAATGGTACAGGCACACAGATACTGTCTACCATGTTACAGATCGCACAGGGACTGCTTACAACGATCGGAAACATCGCAAGGCAATTAGATATAGCTTGGAATAAAAACGCCGTAGGAACGGCCATTATACAGGCTATAGCAGATGCTTTCCAAAAGGTGCTTGATATCATCAATCGTCTTGTGTGGGATACGGCTCAGTGGGCGGGATCATTGAACTTTTACCCGTTACTTAATTCGATTAAGAATTTGTTTGAATCTATGTCACCGCTGATAGAAGCTATTGGAAGTTTCTTAGAAAGATTGTATACGAACATTATATTACCGATGCTTACATGGCTGATAGAGAGCGGTCTTCCGTTCCTTATTAATCTACTTGCGGATTTGTTTGATTTTCTCGGAGAGCATCAATGGATTATAGATGCCATTGGAGCTGCACTGCTTGGAGCCTTTGTATCATCGAAGATATCACCTCTTGTACTTGGAATAAGAAGTGCCATTACAAGTCTTATAGGCGTATTCACTGGTGCCGGGGGATTATCTGGAGCAATTTCTATGATCGTTGCGGCTTTCGATAGATTTGCAGTTGCTTCAAATGTAATACCTATTGCCATTGCGTTAGCTGTTGCAGCTATTGTATTAATAATTACTCACTGGGATCAGCTTAAAGCTGCAATGTCGAAACTTATGGACTGGATAAAAGGAGTATTTGCCACTGACTGGCACGCTCAATTCGGAGTATTTGGAGATGTAGTGGAAGTTTTTCTTAACAGCTTTAAAGGGATTTTTAACAGCATTAAGCAGATATGCTCTGGGTTTGTCACATTTTTAAAAGGAGTATTTACGGGGAATGTAGATATGGCGCTAAAAGGAATACTAAACATACTCCGTGGAGCTGCTAACTTAATCTACTCAATTTTTAAAGCACCTGTAAATATGGTTATTGCCCTTTTTAACGGATTGAATCGAGCAATTATTAATGCAATTAACGGGTTGGTAGACGGACTGAATCACATTAAAGTACCGGATTGGGTTCCAGGTATCGGCGGTAAAGGAATTAATCTTTCCCATGCAAATTACACCAGAATTCCATATCTTGCACAAGGGGCAGTTATTCCGGCCGGAAATCCGTTCTTGGCAGTACTTGGTGACCAGACAAAAGGAAACAACTTAGAGATGCCGGAAAATCTGTTGAGGAAAATCGTAAGTGAAGAAAGCGGTAAAGGTACAGGAATGATAAAACTTGTGGTAAATCTGGACAGCAGAACGGTACTTGAACAGCTTATTGATACAGCAAAAGAGATGCAGATGTCAAATGGACAGAATGTATTCGAACTCGGGAGGTAGGTAAAATGGCACAGCAAGTGATTAAGATTAATGGTCGGACTATTCATCAGCCAGACACATTCAAATTCAGTTTTGCCACTACCTCTACAGAGGGAACAGAGCGATTAATGAGTGGCGTTATGTGCAATGAACCGATGTTCACGGTAGAATCTTACGCTTATGAGGGAAGTGACATAAGTATATCAGAAATGGCAAGCCTTTTGCAGATGATTGTAAATCAAAGGCAGGTGCAACTATATTATTTTTCTGTGTATTACGGAAGATGGAGAGAAGCACCGTTTTACGTCACACAAGGAAGTGTAGATATCGGAACATTAAAAGAGGGAGAAGAAAAGTACAAATCCCTTAGTTTTAACATAATCGGGGTGAATCCACTATGATACACATTAGCAATGCATATAAGAAAGCTATATACGGACGTAGTGACTGGTATCCATCTGCAAGGGTTACTTTCTTGGATGGCACAGTGCTAAATCTTGGCCGATCTGAATTTTTAATATCTGGCAACAACATTGTTGATGGAGCTGGTACACAAAGCTTGCCACTCGGTAATGTTGTGTCCAGAAAAATTACAGTAAAACTGTACAACGCAGATGACAGATATAGAGTTCATAGCTTTCTCGGCGCAAAGATAACATTGTATAAGTCAATTAGCACGGATATAGGTGATCTGACTATAAAAAGTGGCACTTATACCGTAATTGACCCGGAAAGCTATGGGGATACCGTAAGCTTTTCTGCTTACGATGATGCATATAAGCTTGATCGTGATTACACGACACATTTAAAATATCCCCTCAAACTGTCTGAAATATTGATAGATTCTTGCAGAACGTGCGGAGTACAGTTAGACACAGTGCATTTTAACGGAGAAGATATAACCGTAAAAGAAGCACCGACAAACACTACTCACAGACAGGTTGTTGGATTAATAGCCATGATCGCTTGCGGAAATGCATGGATGAATGCGGACAACCATTTACAGATTACAGATTACGACATGACACTTTTTGATGGAATGACCGATCTTGATGGTGGGTGGTTCGATGATCCAAGGCAAAACTATGACGGCGGTCAATTTGAGACAGATGTCATCACGGAAAAGTATGTGACATATTCCGATATGTCTGGTGGAAGTTTTGGCGATGATATTAATGAATTTTTTTATGATGATCTTGACTGGAACAAAGAATTGTACACAAGCGGTTCCAACATGGACGGTGGTTATTTTGACAATGGATTAGAACTTTTAACGGATGATTCTTACGGGATTATGTATCGTTCGGTAGAACGCAAACAGAGAAATCCTTATCACTTAATATCAAAGCAACATGATGGATTCCGGCTTAGAGACGGACGTACATTAGGCGTTCATTCGGTAGATACGGAAGAGGCAAGCGGATATATTCTTTCCGATGCCACTACTTACTACGCAAGTGGAAACAATGCCGATGATGGAACATTTGAGCTGGCTGATAATTTCCACTTTTTAACACAGTGGAAGATCGGGTTAACAACCGGAGTTGAAAACATAAAGATTACAGGCGTGCAAACAACGGATAATGAAAACACATATACTTACGGCACTGATGGGTACATTTTGTCAATAGAAAATTCACTTATTAAAGATAAAAATCTTCTCGTAAATACAGTGGGGGCAAAGCTTGTAGGATTAACATTTATGAATTTTTCTGGTGAACATTTATCTTATCCTTTGGCAGAGTTTATGGATCTTGCCTATGTGATTGATCGTGCCGGAAAGACGAACAGGACGATTCTTACAGACATTACATTTAACTTCCTTGGATTTACTCAACTTAAATGCTCGGCTGAAAATTCTGTGAGAAACAGTAGTAAATATGTAAGCGCAGAAACCAAAGCTATTCAAAAATCTTCGGAAATTACCGAAAAAAAAATCAGTAAATATGATGAAGCCGTTCAGTCCCTTACAGCCTTAATGACACAGGGAATGGGATTTTTTAAGACCGAAGAAATCAAAGAAGATAAATCAGTTATATTTTATCTCCATAACAAAGAACGGTTGGAAGATTCGAACATTATCTGGAAAATGGTTGGTGATGCATTTGCAGTGTCTACAGATGGTGGTAAGACATGGAACGCCGGGTTGGATTCTAATGGCAATGCAGTAGTTAATGTACTTTCCGCTGTAGGTATTAACTGTGACTGGATACATTCTGGAACTCTGACGCTTGGTGGTTACAACAACACAAACGGGCATTGCGCTATCGAAAATGCGAGTGGAAAAGTTGTCGGAACATTAGGGGTAAACGGATATTACTCAAATGATCCGAGTGACAAATATGCCATTAGGATAAATAATGGACTCGTTGAAATATATGGTGCCAAAGGTACACTGGTCGGAATAGTAAGCTATGTAAAAGATGCAAGCGATGGTTCAGAAGGACTGAGTATGTATGCATATGGCGGTAGTGGACATTCTTCTGTAATTCTTAAAAATAATGGAACTACCGCGATATGGGGCAATTCAATTAGCATTAATACAGACAAGCTTATAACCGGAGGAAGACAAACAAAAACTGGACGTGCAGTATTCTCAGACGGAAGTTACTTAGATTACAAAAACGGGAAATTGGTCGCTGGAAGAACAGCAAGCGGTACGATATTTTAAGGAGAATGATATATGACAAAAACAGAAAGTGCGGTTCAATGGGCTATCGGAATAGCCAACGACAACAGGCATGGCTACAGCCAAGCGAACCGTTGGGGGAATCCAGACTATGATTGCTCATCACTCGTAATATCTGCATGGCAGCAAGCCGGAGTTCCAGTAAAATCAAATGGAGCTACTTATACGGGAAATATGTACAATGTTTTTCGTGCTTGCGGATTCACGGATGTAACGGCAAGCTGCAACAGAGCCACTGGTGCTGGAATGCAAAGAGGGGATGTACTGCTAAATGTTAAATATCACACTGCAATGTACATCGGTGGTGGTCAGATGGTGCAAGCATCATCCACAAGAGGACATCCAGAAGCCGGGGATCAGACGGGAACAGAGATATGGGTATGCAGATATTATAATTATTCGAGAGGATGGAATTATGTACTACGTTATACTGCCGGTGGAGATTCGGGTAGCAGTGGAGGACAGGAACCAATACAACCGCCATCCGGAGTTTCGCTTGTACAGTGGATTCCTGGATAGAAAGGAGAATATATATGGCAATTCAAATGCGTAGGGGGCAATTAAAAGATTTTGATGCAAACAAGATGCTCCCCGGAGAATTTGCAGTTACTATAGACGAAGCGCCAGAAAACCAAAAAGTATTTATCTGTTTTTCGGCCGGAACATTTAAGACGTTGGCTACAAGAGAAGATTTTGAGCAAGACTTGGCGAATATTCAACAGGCTATCGAAGACGCAAGAGAAGCGTCAAAGACAGCGAATGAAGCTATCGACAAGGCTAACCAAATCATAGCCGGAAAGGTCGGAATCGATGATACACAGACCAGTACGTCAACTGTATATTCTTCACAGAAAAGTGATGAAATATATGTAAAGAAAACAGAGTATGATAAACTTGTGAAAAAAGTAGAGGCGCTGGTAGATGATTTGTCGGACGCAATAGTAAGTAGGTGATAAAATGGCAGATGTATATATAGAAGAATTAAATAAAGCGGATAGCCTTTCGGATGACGATACTGTCTTGCTTCACACCAAAACCGAAGATTTACAACTAACTATCGGAATGCTGAAAACTTTAATGATAGTAGAAAAAGCCATAAAGCTTGCTACTCCGTTTTTGGTATCTATAACAGGAGATGCGACCGGGAGTGGAACTACAGATGGTAGAGAGGCACTCTTGATTGAATTATCGAACATAAAAGCTTCAAGTTTGAAGAATAGTATTAAAATTAATGGAACGGCATTTGACGGAACAGAGGGAATCACTACAGAACGATGGGGAGCAGAAAGAACTGTAACGATCGGTGGATGTGAAAGAAAAGTAAACGGAGAAACAGATGTTAATTTTCCGGCAAATGAAGTTTTCTCCGGATCCGGACAACCTTATGTCCCGACAGCCGGAGGGAATATGACAGGAAACCTAAAAAGGGAAATAAATGGATCAATTTATAATTTGTTTGAAGCAACTACAGAAAGTGAAGAATCTGGCGTTTCAGTAAAATTAAAAGTTGGTGATATTAATGCAAATACTGTTATTCAAAGCCTTTCACAACCTTATTGGCATAATGGAGTAAATTTAAAAAAAATACTTACAGAAGACGATATCTATGAACTTGAACGAAGAATTTCAGAACTTGAAAGCATGGCCACACAAACATTAGCAGTAGCAAAGGAGGATGATGCAAATGGCTAATGAAAATTTAAAATTGCAGAAAATATATGGAAAATACATAAAAGATCTTCCACAAGTCACAGAAGTGAACGATACGGATGATATTATCATAGAAGATTCTACTCCAATAACAAGCAGAGCGAAGATAGGAGTGCTGTTTGATTCCATTAAAAAAAGAATTGCATCTACTTGGAGATTTGCAGAACTAAACAACAAAACTATCGTGGAATATGCTAGTGAGTTAAATAAAAATATAGCTAAAATGAAATTTGGATCAAAAGTTGTAACCGCAAGTGCTATCACATCTATACAAGTATTTACTAATTCAGAGATAAATAAAATGCTCGGCGTAACTAATTCTTCTAATGCAAATACGGTAGTATTATTTGCTAACGGAGATGCAGAGGCTCAAAAAGCACATGTAGAAGGTAGTTCCTACTTAAAAGGCATATGGTACGCAGTACTTAATCAAAACACTAGTGTTGGTAGTTTTAGAATAAATTATGCAATATTCTATTTCGGATAATTAGTTATAATTCTGCGACAATGAAGCCGAGTTTGTGGTAGCGTCCAAGATATGCTGTAGTCGTATTTGCTTGTGCTGACAGTCTTATCTCAATCGCGTTTTCGCCCTCCAGAAGGGTTATAATATTACTGTCGAATACCGACACATAGCTTGCGGATGATGCTATTCCGGAACAACTATTCTTACCGTTGACGTATACGCTCAGCCTTGCTGTTAAAGTTGTTGCCTTGATAGCACCACAGCACATTAGGATACATTTTCTTCCATGTTCAGTCGCCTTGATGCTTTTAAGTGTCAGTGATGTTTTTGTACTTTTTTCGGCATCAAGATAAGTAGTATATGAGTATACATACCTATCAGTTATATTTTTATTTAACTCAGAAAAATACGGGGACGATATTTTTCTGAACTTTCTCCATAATTATAGTATCTTTATAGAAAGGAAATTAAGTAATTATGGAAAAATTGAGCGAAGAAACCATTTGCGAAGTAGTCAAAAGCTGTGCCTACGGATACACCGTAGACGAATTGGCAGAACACTACGGAATGGAAAAAGCAGATGCAGAAAAGTTTGTGAAAGATCATGCATCAGAGATTACGGAAACGAAAGAACACTTAAAACAGGAGGGATATATTGAATAGGATAGTCGATGTTTCTGAACATAACAGGAACATCGACTGGGCGAAAGTAAAAGCATCCGGCATTGTAGGTGCTATCCTTAGATGCGGATATGGACAAGATCAGACCGGACAGGATGATAAAAAATGGCTGAGAAATGTATCTGAATGTGAGCGTCTTGGCATCCCTTACGGTGTATATCTGTATTCTTACGCAAAGACTACAGGTGCGGTACGTGGAGAAATTAACCACGCATTAAGACTTCTAAAAGGACATTCTCCGGCATGGCCTGTATATTTCGACAGCGAACAGCCGGGAACACAAGGCGTTGCAAAAGCCAATGCAAAAGCATTCTGTGACGCAATGGTGTCACATGGCTACAAAGCCGGAATCTATGCATCTACATCTTGGTACAAGAACTATATCGGTCAGACATGGGGGTATTCTCTGTGGATTGCATCTTACGGCTCTAAATCTGCCGGAGTAGACGGAATCGACATGTGGCAGTACACGTCAAAGGGTTCTATTCCAGGCATTCCAGGTTATGTGGATGTGAACTATGTGTATAAGAATCTTGGTGGTACTGCAAAGCCTGTACAGAAACCGACTGTAGCACCGGCACCTAAACCGGTAGATGAATCTTGGAAAGGTGACAGTCGGTATTATCTCAATAATTCCCGTGTTGGAGAATGGCAGAAAGCCATGAACAAAGGGTTTGATACCAACGCACTGTCTGTTGATGACAAATTCGGTGTCGGCTCACAGAATTTTGCTAAAACGCATATCTTATGGGCAGGGCAGACGCACAACTGTATCACGGCTATCAGATGGCTTAGACGTACCCTCAGAGACGTATATGGCTTTACGAAGCTGTCTTACAATGAGGGATGGACGGATTATCTCGGAAAGTGCGTAGAAGTATTCCAGAGGAACAGAGGACTTACACCGGATAGAAAAGTAGGACTTGTCACAACCTACTGGCTCTTATCCGGCGTTGTAAAATAATATAAGAACATTACACTTTGCATACAATACTAAAGATCCCACTACTGATTACTTGCCAGTAGTGGGATTTTTTTCTTTTTCTATAAAATGATAGATTGGAAGCAGAATTCCGATATATCCTTTTTTGTACATGACATTCATTAGTGATTTCATTCCAATTACGCTTTCGATAGAGCTTTGAATGGAAATTACGTCATTTATCCTGGTCCCATGCATCGGTTTTAATTTTAGAACAACATATTGATTCGTGCATAATGAACCATCTATCATAACCATTAATCCAATTTCGCTATACACATGCAATATTTTATCAGAAACTTCTTTGATTTTTTTATCTGATACTATTTGACTTATGACAGAATCGTTTGTAAGATTATCAAATCGTTTTTCGTTATATTTTACGTTTCCTCCAGTGACATCGTCTGTATAATTTTGCTCTTTGTCCAGTTCACAATTTGCAACACACAGAGAAGCAAAAGCAGTAGAAAAATCCTTTATATGTTCATTATCACGCTTCTCACTTGTGTTAATATGTTCAGATGGAATCTCTATATTATCTATCTTAATTTCTTTTTCTGAAACAGTTTTTCTTTCGACATCCAATTTGTTTAAGTCTTCGACAAGAGTTTTGCACTCATGTTCAAGAACAGCATTGGCACGATCGGTTAGAGATTTTTCTTTTGCAAGATGATATATACAATTATCAAATTGCAAAGTGTCAGTGTCTTTTTTCTTGTCTTTTTTTATCAAATATGAGAATAGATATGTTAACCCGCCAAAAAATGCTATATTTATTATGAATAAGAATATAGTACCAATTATACCATTTTCTTTCACATACTTTGTCCAGTTTGCAAAAAAATTAATCGTCTGAAAGAGCGTTAATATTCCAAATAAAATTTCCGCCAATACAAGCAATGTAATTTTAAAACCAGGAGAATCATGTTGGCCAGAAGATTTCTCTAAATTCTTTTGAAAAGTATAGAGCTTTTTTCGCCTGTTTTTCTTTCTGAGTTCTTTCTTGCGCTTTTTAGCACGTTTCTTCTGCATTTTTCGGTTGTACGCAGTTCTTGTTACAGCACGTTTTATGTAATGGTATTGGCTCGGACGCATTTTAACAGCTCCTTATTATCTTTTTAAGAAGTATATAGTATGCTATGATTATATTCTATTAAGTATTTTTCTTTTCTTTTCTTCGAATTCTTGCTTATTGATTGCTCCACAGTCAAGAAGTTCTTTCAATGCTTTTAACTGATTTAGATCATTTACAATTTCAGCGGTAGATTCTGGTTTTTCACTTATCTTTTTGTTTAGAAAATCCATAAATTCTTTATATCTTTTTTTGTAATCTTTTCCTACAACCGAAAGAAGTAAAGAATTTGGATCATTTTTAACCGTCTTCTTCCAGCCTTTATCCATCCATTTTATTTGCTTAGCCTGTTCTCCCGGAATTATAAATTGTATATATCCAGGTCCCCACCAAACACTTGGTTCCTTGCATGTTATACCGCTAATGTTTTGATAATAGAATTTTCTCCCTTGTTTTCGAGAATCTGTTACATACATAGGAATAATTTCTACATATTCATCACAAGCAACAAGTTTCCCGAAAAAGCTATCTAATTCCAAGACCTTTTTATTCTGCATATAAGTACCTCCGCATACATAGTATGCTATCTTCTTAATACCGCAATCACAACTCCAAACCTTACCCATTGTTCCATGTCTTCAAAACTATTTGGATCAACTTCTATGACATCACCGAAGCCGTTGATCGGGACTAACTTTATCTTACCTCTCTGCACATACCGCCTTATATACGCACGTCCTGTTTCTTTATGTATAATAATCACGGTATCACCGTTTCTTGGCACTCTTTTGGATATGCAGATGATATCACCCTTTACATATACAGGGAGCAAGTGGTTGCTCGTTATCTTTATGCCACAATGTAATGTCTCACCGTACTTTTTTATGTATTCCGGGCAGTATATCCGTTCTTCGTGTGAAGAATCCAATATCATACCGTCAGCCATCTCACCAGTGGGGCATAGAACATCCAACATGTTTTCGGGATCTGTTTCCAACACTTTCATAGAGATTTCATAGTCCATCTTACCAAGAATATACGCACGTTGTCTGTCAGTCAATTGCCTGTACTTTCCCAATACCTCGTATTCCTTAGAAGAATACCCTAAGAGATCAGGGATAGATTTATGAGTTAGTTCCGACAACCTTAGTGCTAAGAAAACGTCAAGATTATTAGTCTTCCGTGAAACGATGTTTTTGTATGTGGACACGGACACACCCAGCATCTTAGAAAAGAGAACTTGCGTAAAATCAAGGCTTTTCCGCTCTTCTTCGATGTTATGTGCAAAGTTATCCAGCATTTCATTTTTCGTTAGCATTATGTCACATCCTGTCGAAAAGGCTAATATCTTGGCTATTTTTCATTATTTTTATAAGAAAAATATGATATTTTAGCCAACATCTTGACTATAGTTTCGAGTTATAATTTATTTAAGTATTACAATGTATCATTATAAAACAAAAATGGCACTTGTCAAGCCATTGATAGGAGGTAATCTAATGGGAAAGGACGAAATGAACAGCAAGAGCAACAAAACATGGACTGATACCTACGAAAACGAAATCAAGCGGATGATAAAAGGAATCCGTGACCCTCGCTTAATGC